AGCAACATCATTCTTTGAAGGTTCATTAAGAAAACTTAAAAAGAATATATTACCATTCAAACAGTCAGGTTTAGATATTATCAATTCTTTAGATATTGTAACATACGATATGAAGAAGGGTGATATCACAGATAAGATAGGTATTATAATAGATGAGTCACCTAAAGAGGTTGCTAATAAAGAACAGGATGCAGTAGATTTATACAAAACTATATTTGTACAGGCTAAAGCAATACAAGAACTGTCTGAGATGATAGATAAATTAAATGAAAGATTAATTAAAGTAGGATTATAATGAGAGCAAATGGACATATGATTACCTACGATGATGCTAACTACATGATTGAATTTGAAGGATTCACTTTGTTAGGCACATTAGATAATGGTGATAGAGTTCTTACTCGTTCTGTAATAGACACATATATGAATGCAGATAGTTCTTTATATTCTGCCTATGCTTCTAATAGATTAGTACCTTATCAGTTATTAGCTCCTGCTGTAGATTGTACATTACCTATAATTTCAGTTGAGACTTATACCTATGGTGCTAATCCTACTGTTCCAGGTAGCCCTACATTTTCATTATCCACTACTTCAAGTTATAGAGTTAATTTTATAGGTTCTACAGATGATGATGGTATACAACGATATGAAGTCTCTAAAAATGGAGGAGCTGCTATATCAACAGGATTAAATTTATTTTATAATAATACAGACTCATCGGGTATAACAGCTACTTGGAAAGTACGAGCAGTAGATAACTTAAATAATGTAAGTGCTTGGAGTAGTATTTCATCTTGGGCAACGGTACCAGCAGCGCCAGTATTGACTTTTGATGGTAAATTAACAGATGCAATTAATCTTAGTAGAAATTCAGTTGTAGGAGGTTCTAGTTATTGGCTTACAACATCAGGACAAGTAACAGATTATTATACAGTAACAGGGACTCCATTTACCATTAGTAATTTGTCTTCTGGAACTTATAATTTTAGAATTCAAGCTAAAGGAGCTTTTGGATTATTATCAGCATATAGTAATACTATAACAGAAACTATAGCAGTATCTATTATCATGCCTAGTTATAAATCACAGGCTGCTGTAGTTAATAGTACGGGTATAATTATAAATGTATTAATTCCTTTTGGTATTAATGTAAATGATACATTAATCATGAGGGTTCAAGTTAATGGTAATATAGAGCTTGTAACACCTACTGGGTGGACTCGGATGTCTGTTTGGAACACTGTAAATGGGTATATTTTTTATACCTATTTAAGAAGAGCTGATGGCACAGAGGGAGGTAGTGTAGCAATACAGAATCAAAATTCATCATCTTTTACTAGTCTAGGTCATATGATTTTATTTCAAGATGTTAATACTGTAGGGCTTTCTACTGAGGGATCAGCACAAAATACATCAACAGGAAGTGGATTATCACTTTTGAACACTAATGCTACTCAAGGAGCTCAAAGACTTGCAGTAGGTTTTGGAGCCCATGCTTCAAGTAACCTCAATAGCACAACTCTTAATGGCTGGACTCAAAGGTCTAACTCAGGTAACGGCAATATTGGGATAATACTGTGTCATACATATCCTATGCCAACTGCGGGTACAACGACCCCAGCAGGAAGCTTATCGTTTAATGCTAGTACATACGGAGATGAAATAATGTTCTATTTAATTCCAAATCCTTGATAATTATGGCAAATAAATTAATAACAATAACAAAGACAAACTCAGGAGGAGATTCAGATAACTTTGATGTTTTCTGTACCTCTGAAAGCCCTGATGTGTTGTTGGCAAGCGGTGTATCAAGAGTGGATTTAGAAGCTGGAGTTGATTACATAGTCCCTGCATTTTATACTTCATTCTCTGTAGTAAGTACAGGTGTTTGTACAGGTACTTCTACTACTACTCCTGACCCTCAAGATATAACTGCACCAACTATACCAACACTATATCAACCCTCTATTGAAGATGGTATAATTAATGTTAATTGGACTGCGAGCACAGATTCAGAGAGTGAATTAAGATATTATAAATTATATGAGAAAGTAGGTGCAACTGCCTTTGCATTAGTTTATACAGGAGCATCATTATCATTTACTAGGAATCCTGCTACAAACGGAACATCTTATCAATATTATATTACAGCAGAAGATTATGCAGACAATGTTTCAGCAGCTTCAACAACACAATCAGTAACACCAGAAGCACCAGCAGATGTACTTCAATCTGTTGATTTAGGTAATCCTTACAGTACTGCACAGTTAGCATATGATACTGCAACATCATATACTACATATTATCATGATGGTCCACAGACATATCCAAATACATTTGATTATGTATATACTTCCTCTACTGGTACTACAACTTTAACTGGTGGTGGAAATTGGTATAAAATTGAAAATACAGATTATGTTATACAAATAGATAATAATGGTTTTGTATTTAACCGATATGACATGAGTCAAACATTATCTATTACACCATCATCTACCACAGTTAGTGATACAGCAGGAAGCTTTACCGCAACCATTACTTCAAATACAGACTGGATATTATCAGAAGGTTTATCATGGGTATCAATCACAGGAGCATCGGGAGTTGGAAATGATACCTTTACAGTATCATACACTGCTAATACTGGTGCTGAAAGGTCTGGAACTATTACTGTGAGAACTGGTGATTATGCATTCCAAGATACTATAATTCTAACACAAGAAGCTGTGGCTGGTACAGTTTACTCTCACCTTTTAGGTGAGGACTCTTCATCATCAACTGCTTGTAGTGCTACTCAACAGACATATTATGCAGATAGTTCAAATTTCGCTACTGCAACTGCATTATATACAGATAGTGCTGGTGCAACGTTTGCAGGGATAGGGTATTATTCTGATGGTGAATCATGGAGATATTGGAGCGCTAGGGATAATGCGTTCACGGCTGATGGTTTCTGTAGTTTTTAACTAAAATAAAGATAATATGAAATACTTAGAGACAAGGAAACGATACTCTTTCTTTAAATATTTTTAACGTAACTTTACATCGAGGAAATAAATACAATATAAATGATATATAAATCTACAACTAAATGAAACAACAAATGCAATATTATATAATAGCGGGTGCATTTCTATTCCTAACAGCAATAGGTAGAACGCTAGATAAACTAAGTAAAGGAGAAATATCAGGAAAATTAGCATTTACAGTTTCATTTCTTTTTTCAATAATAGGTGGTATAATAGCTGGAATGATAGCAAGTGTATATATAGAAACTATACAGCTACAATGGATTTTTATTGCCGCAGGTGCTTGGATGGGGGAGAGAGTACTTGATGTAGTTGCTGATGCATTAGAAGATAAGATTACTTTAATATTTAAAAAACAAAATAAAGATGAAAAATAAACTAATTATTGTAGGATTTATAATAGTTCTACTAACCCTTGCAACATTAGGTATTGTAAAAAGTAGAAAGACAATGAGTGTTATGAAGGAAAGAACTGACCCAGAGACATTAGATAGTATTATACAACAAAAAGTTGATTACAGCTATATGAGTTATGATACTCATTTTATGTATAATAACTTAGTTATTATTGATTCTAGTAACACCATTATAGGTAGATTGATTTTATATACAAATGATAAGGAAATTGATAGTTTTTATAACTCAAGTAAAGATTGGGAAAAAACTCGATTATACCATAATTTGAAAAATGGAACATTACGAATTTTAGATAAACCTAACAACTAATGAGAACTATAACACAAATAGTAGTACACGCATCAGCAACTCCTAAAGGAGAGCATTTCGATGTTGAAGATATTCGTGCTTGGCATAAAGCAAAGGGGTGGTCTGATATAGGCTATCATTTTGTTATCTTACTTAACGGGACTATTCAGTACGGAAGGGACATAAATACTATAGGTGCTCACGTATTAGGTCATAATACTAACAGCGTAGGGATATGTTATATTGGTGGTAAATATGGAGAGGATACTAGAACAATCCTACAAAAAGTAAGTTTAGTTTACTTGATAGGAACATTAAAAAGACTTTACCCAGCTGCTGAGGTTTTAGGGCATAGGGATTTTAGCCCTGATTTAGATGGAGATGGTACAATAGAACCACACGAATGGATGAAACTATGTCCTTCATTCGATGCTAAAAACGCTTATAAAAACCTTTAATCATGATAACTACGATAGTAACTTCAATAGTAACTTTTTTTACAAGTATTAATTGGACAAAGTTTAAGATTTCTCTTCTATTAAATATAGCATTAGTAGGAGCTATATTCTTTTTGTTAAAAAAACCTGATCAAGATCCTATAATTAAAATAGTAACTAAAACTATAACTATCCCAGGGAAAGATGGTAAATTAGATACTATTTATATGCCTCAACCTCATTATGTAACAAATCCAGTTAATAGTAAATTAGTAGAGGAATATGATGCGTTAAGAGACTCATTAGGTAAAAAGCAGGCTTATATAGATGCAATAACCCAAAGAGAGTATAATGAGGTATATGAGGATTCTTTAGTTAAAATAGATGTTTATACCAAAGTACAGGGAAAGATGCTTAAACAAGCTCCTAAGTACTATGTGAAGCCTGTTACTGTAACTTATACAGATACAATTAAGATTCCTGCACCTAAATTAAGAAATAAATTACTGACTGGTATTGAAATTGGAGCACCTATTAAATTAGATAGTAACCCCATATTTAAAGGCAATATCCTACTACAGAATAAAAAAGATAATATATTATCTGTTGGTTATGATAGTAATAACTATGGTTGGATAGGTTATATTATATCCTTCTAATAAAAATAATTACAAATTAATAGTAGAATTATTAGGATATATCAATAATATTTTGTACCTTTGTAGTTATAATATAAAATATAAAATATGATAGTAATGGAATTGAATGAAATTAAAGATTTCTTGAGATTAAAAAGTGGGTATATGAAGGAGGGGTCTAAGAGATTAAAAAATCATTTATATAACAAAGGTTATAATACAACAATAAGAGATTGTAAATTAGCATTAAGAGATTGTAGAAGAGAATTAATAACTAAAGACTTAGATGTTAAGTCATCTAATGATATATTTGCAGAAGCTTTCTTAAATAATGTTAAAATAAAAGAAGACCTACCTAGAATTATAAACATAAAAAATAAGAAAAATGTACTTATAATTGGTGATTTACATTTACCATTTTCTTTAGATGGATATTTAGAACATTGTATTAATACTTATAAAAAATATAATTGTAATGAAGTTATATTTATTGGTGATATTATAGATAACCATGCTAGTTCATATCATGAAACAAATCCTGATGGTTTAAATGCAGGACAAGAATTAGCTAAAGCAATTAAAGAAGTATTAAAATGGTATAAAGCTTTTCCTAAAGCTAGTATAATCATAGGAAATCACGATAGAATTATAATGAGAAAAGCTTTTTCAAGTGGATTATCAAGACATTGGATTAGAGATTATAATGAAGTATTAAACACACCAGACTGGAATTTTATAGAATCTATTGAAATAGATGATGTTAAATATATTCATGGTGAAGGTGGTACAGCAAAATCGAGAGTAAAAGGTGATTTACAATCTGTAGTACAAGGTCATTTACATACACAATGTTATGTAGAATGGTTTGTAGGTAATAAATTTAAATTATTTAGTATGCAAGTAGGTTGTGGAATAGATCATAAGTCTTATGCTATGGCATATGCAAAAGAAAATAAAAAACCAGCTATAGCATGTGGAGTAGTATTAGAAGGTATTACTGCTATAAATGTTATGATGGATTTATAATATATATAATTTATAATGAATAATACATATGTATACCTACATAGACGTTTAGATAATAATCAAGTGTTCTATGTAGGTATTGGTAGTAAATACAGAGCTTATAATTCAAAACAACGAACTTTATTCTGGAAAAGAATTGTAAATAAATATGGATATAAAGTAGAATTATTATATGATAAATTAAATTTTAAAGATGCTATAAAAATAGAAATAGAATTAATAGCAAAATATGGTAGAAGAGATTTAGGTACAGGATATTTATGTAATATGACAGATGGTGGTGAAGGTACTTTAGGTAGAATTATATCTGAAAATCATAGAAAAATTCTTAAAAATAGTAATATTGGAAAAAAAGCAAATAAAGAAACTATAGAAAAACTTAGAACATCTCATCTAGGATTAGTATTGACTAAAGAATCTATTGATAAAAGGACTCTTACTATGATAGATTCTGATAAATATAAGAAAGGGACTAGTAAATATAAAGGTGTATCTTGGTGTAAGAAAAAACTAAAATGGAGAGCAACTATTCATATGAATAATAAATGTCAACATTTAGGTTACTTTGACGAAGAAGATGACGCATATAATAAATATAAAGAAGTCTTAGATATAAAAAAGAATAATTTAATTGAAATATTAAAGTAATGGCAAAGTTTGAAGAATTAGCATATGATATACGTGAAGCTGTAAAAGCATTCTCAGATGACACAGAGTTAGATAATAGGTATATTTTATATTTATATAATATAAAACGTGCTAAGTATCTAAAGCAAGACTTAAATAACTACCAAAAAACTATAGATAATTCTATTAAACAAACTTTTTGTTTAGATTTAGAAGTAGTATCTGCCAATGAATGTAGTCTAGATTATGATTGTGGTACTATATTAAGAAGTACTAAGAAGATTCCTACACCTATAGAAATGCACACTAAAGTAGCTATTACAAGCATTAAACCATCTAATAAGATAAGTACACCATTTAACTTTATTAGTAAAGATAAAGCAGCTTATGTAGCTAATGCACCATATGCTAGATCTTTATATGCTTTTCTAGATACTGATGGGTATATTTATGTCTATAGTGGATCAGAATCTTATCAATTATTAGATTGCATTAGTGTAACAGGAGTATTTGAAGACCCTATTAGTTTGAAGGATTATGCTACTTGTTGTGGATGTGACCCAGATACTAATAGTTGTTTTGATATTGATACTTTTAATTACCCTCTACAGCCTAATTATATTGATTTAATTAGAGAAGAAATTGTTAGAGAAGTATTAAGAAAAATACAAGTACCAGAAGATAAAATAAATGATAGTACAGATTAATGAAAGAAAGAATACATAAAAATAAAAGTGATTATGGTATATCTGACTATTATAAATTCTATTTTAATATTAAAGATATAGATAAGAAGTTATATAATACTATTATTACAGACTTTAATAAAGAAATTGTCAATCTTATTATAGAAGATAATCTAATTTATTATATACCATATCTAGGTTTTGAAATTATAATTAAGAAAGATAAGAGAAGACCTAAAATAGTAGATGGTAAACTAATAAATAATATACCTATAGATTGGAAGGAAACAAATCTTTTATGGGGCAGAGATGTGGAAGCTAAAGAAAAAAAGTTACTAGTAAGATATAATAATTCACATAGTTCTGGATATGTATTTAGAATATACTTTAAAAAATTTAAGACTAATATAAAAAATAGGAATCTTTTTAGATTCAAACCAAATAGAACATTTCAAAGGGCTTTAAGTGCAAGGATAAAAGATCCTGATAAAGATAACTTTGATGCTTTTTTACTTTATAAAACTAAATAATCATGTACAACGGTATAACCATCTCATTAAAAACAATATTATGGAAAGTATTAAGATTTCCATTAGCTGCAGAATTAACTTATGAAGAAGCAGCAGAGCATGCTGTAGAAGCACTTAGGTTATTAGGAGCTCCTTTATCTCTTGTAGATGAAGTTACTAACCCTCCTTTACAAATAGTTAATCATAAAGCAGCTTTACCTTCTAATCTATTACAAATTAGAGGGATTAGACTTATAAATAATACAGAAAATTATGATAATGGAGGAATAGCATTAAGATATGCTACTGATATATATCATCAAAATGGTAGTTGTGATATTGATGGTAATGAATCCCCTTATGAATATACATATACTGTACAAAAAGGTATTATATTTACATCTGTACCTGATGGTTATGTGCAAGTAAGTTATAAGGCTTTACCTGTAGATGAAGAAGGTTATCCATTAATACCAGATGATGCTAAAACTATAATGGCTATGGAGTATTATATTCTACATAGATATTTAGAACCTTTATGGATAATGGGTAAGATTACAGATAAAGCATTTAATTATGTTGACCAAAAAAGAAGCTTCTATATGGGTGGAGCAGGCACTTCATTACAGTTAAGAGGTACAGATCACTTTGAAAGTATAATGAATACTATAAATAGATTGATTATAAATGATGGTGCATTTAAAGCCTTTTATAAAGGTACGGGAGAGCAGGAACGTATTAAAAGATATTAATAATGAATAAACAAGTTAAATATACTTACGAGGGAGCTAATCAAGATATTACTAAAAGTAAACATCCTTTTCAATTCTATTTTGAAGGACAGCATATTAAAATATTAGCTACTGATACACAATCTACTGGTTCTGTTACTAATGAAAAAGGTAATGAATTAGTAATTACACTTCCAACTATAAGAATTATTGGTAAGCAGGACATACCAATCCAAGCTACAGATGAATCTATAAATGTAATATCTGGGACTAATATTACTATACCTATACTAAATAATGATATATTTTTATATCCTGTTACTATTACAATAATATCTCAGCCAACTAAGGGAACTGTAGTAATTAATAATACTAATACTATAACTTATACTAATACTAACAATACAATAGGAATAGATAATATTACATACCAAATAGATGATGGTACTACTACTGATACAGCTACTGTTACAATCACTATAAGAGAAACTAAAATTCCTACTAAAATTGATGATGAACTTATTATATTAAATAATTTTGATGGGCAATTTTATTATTATAGATTTAAACCATGTGATGTGTCAAGACCATTAATAAATGCTAAAAGTGTTAAAAGAATCTCAGATTATGATGTATATCCAATATTACAACAGTGGGGTGTAGGCTTGGAAGGAAAGGTAGCATTTAGAATTGAACCAATATCAACACACTATAATATTGGTTATAAACTTGGTACAACTTGTCCATCAAGTACAATTGTTAAATTATAAATAAATTATGAGTACAGAACTTGCAGGAACTATAGTATATGGTAATAGTGAATTATCATTTGTTAATGATAATGAAATACAGGAACAATTAGATTCTGATATATTACCAAATACATCTAGTACACAACAAATTATTGGACATACTACTACTAGAGATGGTATTGTAATATTTTCTACTGATGATCTAGGTATGGATTGTATATGGTATATTACAGATGTATTACGTAATGCTTATGAGATGAAATTATTATATGTAAGAAATTTAGGTTTCTCTACAGAATTTCCTATACAAGCAATATTTAATTATGAGAATGAAAACATACAAAAGGTTTATTGGGTAGATGGAAAGCATCAGATTAGATTTATAAATCTTACACATGATAATATTGAAGGTAATGAGCCTCTAATAGAACTACCGTCAACAAGTATAGATTTTGTAGGGACTATTGATTTCTCACAGCCTTATGTCACTGATAGAGTAGGTGGTGGAATACATACTGCAGGTATGATTCAATATGCATATAACTTATATAGATTAAATTCATCTCAAACTAAATTAAGCCCACTATCAGAATTAGTACCTTTAGATAAAGGAGTAAATGGCGGAGGAGGAGAATTAAATGAAGTAGTAGGACTTACACCTATAGTTAGGATAGATGATATAGATTTATCATATACTCATATTAAAGTATATGCAATTAAATATACATCTTATAATGAATTACCAAGTATTAATCTTATAGAAGATAGAGAAATAGATTCAAGTACTATTACATTATATGATGATGGAACTACTATTGCTTCATTAAGTTTAGAAGAATTTTTATTCTTAGGTTCAAGTCCTACTACACCAAAACATATTGAAACTAAAGATAATAGATTATTTTTATCTAATATACAAACTAAAGAATTTATATTACCTGATGAGTTAGATATGAGGGCATATAGCTTTCCTATCAATTCCTCTACTACAAATGTATATAATAATATATCATCTGTATCTGATGATGTAATGACTGGTGATAAATTAGTTGTTAGTAATACTACATATGCTGTACCTTTATCCCATGATACTATAAACTTAAATTATAATATAAATAAATATACTTCAAACTCAACTCAGTTAGGAGGGGAAGGTAAATATATTAAATTTAAAATAGTACAAAAAGATATAACTGATTCTGAAGATTATAGGTTTTTAAAGGATAGAGAAATATATAGATTTGGTATTGAATTTTATAATAGCCTAGGACAAACATCTTTACCTGAATGGGTTATAGATTATAAAGCTCCTAGTGGTAATTTATTAGGTTCTTATAATACAGTTAATATAGAATTAAAAGCAGAATTTTATACTTGGTTAAATAGTACTACATTTGAATCTGGAGATGATAAACCTGTTGGATACAGAATTATAAGAGCTGAAAGAACCTCAAATGATAGAACTATATTATGCCAAGGAGTATTAGGTAGTATGATGGTTAATTCTGTCAGAGATAGTGAAAGTGCTGATTTATATACTACTCAACAAAAAAGAGATGATAGTAAATTAAAACCCAAATTACCAAACTTCTTATTAAGGACTTTTCAAGAACTAGTACCATTAAAAGCTAATAGTCATTTACAAGCTATGCAATGGGATTCAACTGGTCAAAGAGCTTTTAATCCATTAAATGAAGTACAATATAAGGATAGTGAGAGAAAAGCTGACACATACCAATACAGTGCTATGTACCAGATGTACTCACCTGAAATATTATTTAGTACAGTAGGTGTAAATTCATCTACTAAATTTAGTATAGTAGGTGGTGCTGTCAATAATAATAATGCTTGGTGGGGACAAAAGAGAAACTTTACAACTAAAATTACTGATAATGAAGGCAAGGCTACTGGTAAATTAACACCTCATGCATCAGGTGGTCAAAATTTTGATATTAATGGTAGAGCTACTGATATGATGCATAGAGGTTTAATTGCTGATCCCCATGGTAGTGATGCAGATAAATTTGTGCAATTTAACCAATTTTATAGGGAGTTTAGTACTTTTATACCTGCTAATTATAGAGAATACTTTATATTTGGTAAACCAGAACTAACTGTTAGGGGGCAAGGTAATACAAACTATAATAATAATCCAAATTATGTTTATAGTAATAACTTAGAAGGATTTTTAAGTGATGGTTCAGATGGATGGGACCAGCCTGGGGATCTTGCTAGATCAGTAATTAGTTTAAATTCTTATGGTAATAAATGTATAACATTTGTAGGAGATAATGGAACTAACAGTAATACTGTAGCACCACATAATAGACCTTTAATGGAGACACTTTATACTGCATCAGGTATAAACAACACAAATACCATTTTAATATCAGAATTTATTAGGCCTAAAAATGATACATATTTAGGAGGAATTTATAATGGTAATAGTTATGAGGATAAAAAAAGAACTACTTATATAAGCATTGGTAGCTATAATGATATAGCTACTACATCTGTACAAATAGATAGTCCTGGTGATACATATGTTCAAGACTTTAAATTTGTAAGAATAGGTAAAACTGACAAAGAGGTGTACTCTAATGGTACTAATCAACATACTGAAATAGTATCTGTTAAATTAGAAACTACTGTTGACTTAAAAAATAGGAATGACATATCAATATCACAATGGGATTCAAGATTTCAACCAACAAATATTGAATATCATCAATATAATAAAGTATATAGCCAACAGCCAACTTTAATTAAATCTACTGATGTTGCTTTTACCTTCAAAAGGATAAATAATTTTGATACTAGACTTCAATCTACTAAATTAAAAATACCAAATGAAAGTATTGATAGTTGGACTGATTTATTAGAGAATGAGATTATGGACTTAAATGGTAAATATGGTCCTATCAATGGATTAGCTTCTTTTGCTGATAATATATATACATTTCAAGATGAAGCCATAGCAGCTATCTCTATTAACCCTAGAGTACAAATACAAGGAAGTGATGGAGTTGGGTTAGAATTAGGTAAAGGTGGTATATTATATGATTTTGATTATATATCTACTAAATCAGGCTCAGTAAATAAATGGGGTATTATAACAACTAAGAAAGGTATATACTATTATGACATCCTAAACAAGGCAATAGGTAGAGTTCCTGATGCAACAAAAACAATGTTAAGTGATGTTAAGGGAATGCATACATATTTTAATACTCATTATAATTATGACTCTCTTAAAAAGGATAATCCTATATTAAGAGAAGGAGCTTTATTTGGTTATGATAATTTTAATAATGATGTATACTTTACTTTATTACAAGGTGATGAGTCATTTACTTGGTGTTTTAATGAATTAAAAGATAATTTTATTGATTTGAAGACATATAAACCATCTATGTATATATATAAAGGTGAGAGATTTATAATTGTCCCAAGCAATAATAGAGATTTATATGAACAATATAGAGGTGAGTATAATAAGTTCTTTGGACAATATCAACCAAGTTATATTACTTTACAAATAAATCCTGAAAGTGATCTAGATTGTGTATTTGATAATATATACTTTAACTCTGAGTTATATTTAGATGATATAGACCAACCTGATAAAACATTAACTCATATACAAGCATTTAATGAGTATCAAGATTCAGGTAGGATTCCATTAATATTTGGTAGAGATAAGAATTTAAGACGTAAATTTAGACAATGGAAAGCAAATATTCCAAGATCAGGTAGGAATAGGGTTAGAAATCCTTGGATATTTCTTAAATTAGAATTAGATAATACATCTAACTATAAATTTATACTTCATGATGTTATAATATCTTATAGTATATAATATGGCATTTGTATATCAACATATAAGATTGGACAATAATGAGGTTTTTTATATAGGAATAGGTATTAATAAATATAGACCTCTTAGTAAATATAGAAGAAATAAGTACTGGCATAATATAGTAAATAAATGTGGGTATAAATCAGAAATTATTTATAATAATTTAACTTGGAAAGATGCAATAGAGTTTGAAAAGTTTTTAATTAAATTATATGGTAGAAAAGATCTAGGGTAAGGTACATTATCTAATATGACAGATGGTGGTGAGGGTAGTATAAATAGAAAACAAACACAACTAGCTAAAGATAAGATAAGTATGGCTAATAAAGGTAATGTATCTGCTAGAAAAGGAATTAAATTAAGTAAAGAGATTATTGATAAGATGTCAAATACTAAAACAGGTAAACCCAATTTAAAAATTAGAAAAGTTATTATAGATACTAAAACTAATAAATTGTATAGTGGGGTAAAAGAAGCTCATAAAGATTTCCCTGAATATTCATTATCTACATTATATTCGTATTTAAATGGTAATAAAAAAAATAGAAGTTCTTTATTGACTTATACTCTATAATAAATTTAATTATAAAAAATGTATAAAATAATTTGTATTTATAACAATAATTCTGTATCTTTGCTAAACTTATGAACGAAAGAGAAAGACTCATAGAAAGATTAATTAGTGAAAAAGGGGGTACTAGACAACAGTACCTCCATTTACTTAAAAGTATTACCAAGCATGAAAGTGGTGGTGATTATAGTATACATCAAAAAAGTGGTGGTCCTGGAAGAGGTGGTTATCAATTTGAAGAAGGAAAGAATAAAGGAGCTATTACTGCTGCTAGACGTACAAAACAATATTATAGAGAATTAGATCAACCAGTAGAAAAATGGTTAGAAAAGGCTGTTAAAGGTGATAGTTTAGATGCTAGTACTTTAACTTCTGAACAGCAAGATATATTGTTTTTAGGTAATATGAAGATGCATCCTCGTGCAGACCTAAATAAAGTAATGACAGGTAAAGAGTCTGTTCCAGACTTCTGGGCTAATTATCATTGGGCTGGTAAGAATAGAGATAGGAAAGCAAGAATAGATAATTTTAAGGAAACTTATACACCATATAAAGCTCCTGAAATTACAGAAGAAGGGTTTCAAAAAGAACCATTACCTACACAAGCACAAGATAATACATATATAGCTCCTGTAAGACAAATTACAGAAGTTACACAACCACATCAAAGAATAACACAACAAACTGTACAGCCACAGGATGAACCTAATTCTGGAAACTTTAATGACTTGATTAGTTATATGAAAGGTATGGGGGTTAATAAACAAGCTTATGGTGGTAATGCTAGTCCTGACTACTCTACAAATGTAAATACATTTGGTAATGGTGGTAGTCATGAATCTAATCCTTTAGGTGGTATACCAATGGGAATGGGTAGTAATGGTAAACAGAATAGTGTAGAGCAAGGTGAAACATCATTTAATTTAAAAGATGGTAAGTATATTTTTTCTAATAGAATTTCACTAGATGGAAAAGTACAATCATCTTCACCTACTGATAATAAGTTTGCAGAAGGTGGTAATATAGGTGATCCAATTACACCTAATCAAAAAGCTGATAAAACAGGTAAAGATTTTGTAACTAATTGGATGTCTCATCCTGAAACAAGAAAGAGGTATAGAACTAATATGAATGAATTAGAAGGTACTAATAATAATAGATTAGCTACTGATAATACAACGTTTCAGAAAGGGTTAACAGATTTAAAGCAAACTACTTCTAAGTTTAATCCTACTACTAAAAACATTAAAGGCTCATATCAAGATAAGAATATAAATTATTATGGTGATGTAACACCAGGTACAGCAACACATGAACAAACTCATGCAACAGGAGATATTAGTAATAATCTTTCTAAATATGCAATGAAGAAATATGGTCTATTAGGTTCCCTAAGAGATAAATTTCCTGGTAGTTCTACTAATGAAGCTGTACAACAAGAATTTAATCCTGCTACATCATTTGGTGTAGAGGATCAGATTAAACAAGCGTCTTATATGGGCAGTAATGGTGAACTATATCCTAGATTTATGGAGATGAGACAATTACTTAATGTAACTCCAGGTCAACCTATTACAGATGATATGGTTAATAAACTAATCAAAGATCCAAAAACAAATCAAACTGCTAGATTTTATACTCCTAAGAGATTAAAAGAGATATTAAATACAATAGCAGATAATAATACAAATAAATATCAGAATGTTGCTGCATATGGTGGTAATTTTTTAAATACTAAATCTAAAAGATAATGAAACAAGATTTAATTAGCCAATTCTCATTACCTCCATATATAAAAGGTAAAAGCTTTTCAGAGGCAAGTAAAGCTATTGAAAATAAATTCAAGGACAGAAATGATAATGCTGCAAAGGAAACTAAAAATGCTTTGTTGGAAAGATTATCTCAAGCTCAAGAATTTGTTAAGATGCAAGAATCTGTAAAGAATGAATCTCAACAAATTCCTGACCAAATGGATGGTCAAGTTCCTGAAGGTATGGAAGAGTATATGGCACAACAAGGTGGTCAACCACAACAAGAGATTCCTATGCAACCCCAACAAGGTATGCAACCTCAGCAAGGACAACCAGCAGATCCAAATGTAGCTGCTTATGGTGGACTATTTGGTAAACAGAATAAATATAATGTAGGTGGTTCTATGGGACAAGCTGTTACAGGTATACCAACACAACAAATAGGAGTTAACACAGTTCCTGGTGGAGGTATAGACCCTACATTAGCTGCTGGAGCACCAATGGGTGTTGAAGTCCCTGGTGGAGGAGGTGGTGCAAGTGCTGCTGGAACTGCTGGAACTGCTGGAACTGCTGGAGCTGCTGGAACTGCATTAGAGTTAGGAAAAACTGCTTTTGGTCCTACAGGAATAGATATGTCAGGAGCACAAAAAGCACCAGAAACACAAAGTAAAGGTATGGGAGCTGCTAGTAGTGCTATAAAAGGTGCAGGAGCAGGTGCTGCTTTTGGGCCTATTGGAATGGGAGTAGGCGCAGTAATAGGTGGAGCTGCTGGATTTATTGGTGCAGGTAAAGCCCAAAAAGAAGCTAATGAGGCTAGAAATAATTATACATATACTCAAAACTCTGATATAAGACAAAGTGATTTTGCTATGGGTGGTAAAATGAATAAATATGGTGATGGTGGTAGACCTTTTCAAAGAGATCCTAATGCTCCTAATTATAGTGATTTAAGTAAACCTTTAGATAGAAATATAAATCCTGGAGCACCATCATTAACTAGTCCGTCTATATATGGTCAAGCACCTAAAAATATGGGTAATTATGCTGAAAGAACAGCACCTGATACAAGTAATTTAGATTTTGGTAGTAAAAATCCTACTAATCCTAATTTTGATAATGGTACAGTAGCAGGTAGAGGTTTAGATTGGTTAGGTAAAAATGCAGGTAATATAGCACAATATGCTCCTGTTGCAGGTAATCTTATGTCATTAAAGAATTTAAAACAAGGAGCTACTGAAAGAGGTAGTAGAGTAGATAATGTATATCAACCACAATTATATGATGAAGCACGTCTACAAAATATATTAGGTCAAAGAAATACTGAAAGAGCTCTTACAGAAGCATCTGGAGGTGATTTAGGAGCATTAAGAAGTAATTTAGTTGCAAGTGGCGCAGGTAAGACAAAGGCTCAATCTGAAGCTATGGCACAAGCTGATTCAGTTAATAGAGGTGAAAAAGGTAAACAGTTTCAATCTGAAGTAGCTAGAGATAGAACTAATATTCAATTAGATCAAAATTTCTTAGAAAGAAAAGCTGCAGATAAAGGAGCATACGAAACTACTAAAGAAAACTTGAAAAGACAATTAGCTCAAGATGTTGGTGCTATTGGTAAAGAAGAAGTTGATAAAAAGTTAGTTAAAGAGATGTTTGGTTATACATGGAATGGTAAATATTGGGTAGATGATGAAGGTAATACTTATTCAAATAAAGATGTTAATACTAAACTTAAAACTGAAAAAGAAACTAAATCAGAGAAAGATAAGAAAGATTATGAAGACTATCTTACTTATAAAAAATCTAAAAAAGAATAACAATGGCTCAGATTAATCGTTACACAAATTTACAACCAGCAAAATATACTCCTAGGACATTACAGGAGCAAATGTTGGTTCCAGCATATAAGAGACAACAACATAATGCATTGGATACAGCAGCTTCAGAATTAGGAGCTATAGAATCCAATAGATTAAAAACAGATGAAGAGGCTGTATCAGGAGCTATTTCTGAGTTTGATAAGGAGTTATCTGATTATAGAGATAAATTAAATAAAGAAGGTTTTTCTCAATCCAATAAATCATATATAAATACTTTAACTAAAAAACGACAAGATTTACTATCTAATACAGGTGTGGTTGGGAAAGCAACTAAATCATATGAAGCCTATAAACAAAATGAGGAAGAACTAAAAAAGTTATATACTTCTGGTAAGATAAGTCCAGAAAAATATCAATTAGGAATACAAGAAGCATTATCACAATATGATCAGTCAGGTGGTGTAGTTAATAATGGTGAATATAATTCATTTATGGCTTCTCCTGATCAAGATATAATGAAGAGAGCAAGGGAAATAGCACTAGATATACAGAAAAATCCTTCAACATTAACTAATTTTGGATTAATTAAAAAAGGAAATAGATATTATGACACTAAAACTGAGACAGATTATACAAAAGAGGAAGCTATATCTTATGCAATTCAAAGTATCTTAGGACAAGACCAAGAGATTAGTTCTGACCTAATGCAAAGAGAAGAGTTGGGGATGTTTGGAGATAAGACAGCTAAAGATTACTTAAAAAGTATAGGAGATACCCATGAAGTATTTTATTCAAAAAATAACACTAGTAAAACACAATCTGGTTTTTATGATCCAGATGAAACATATTTAAGACATAAAGCATTAGATAAACAACTTAAAGAAGATGCCGTTGATTTTGAAAATTATACAACTACAGTTACCCAGTTAAATAATAGTGATGATATCGCTAAATTAAAAGATGTTAGAAATGGTATAATAGGAATTGATGCTAAACAGTATATGAACCGTGGTGATGTATCTTTCCTTGAAGCTATAAAAGATGTTATATTAGGAAAAGCACCACTATTACCTGAAACATTTGAAAAATTAGAAGGAAATCTTAAAAATAAGGTAGAGAATGTATTTGAAGGTCTTAAACGAAATGGAACATTATCACAAGATGCAGAAATAGGAAGCAAAGAAAGTTTAGGGGCAGTAATTAATCATATGGAAAATACTAAAGATATATCATTAACTCCTAAAGTAATAAAACCCTCTCTAAAAAAGCAGGACGAAGAAAGAAAAAATATTATTAAAAATGCAAGAAGTCGAGAATTTTACGTTGTAAAAGATAAAACAGCTTATTCATATGAACAAATGATTGATGAAGATTATCTCACAGAAAATTATAATGAGAATTTAAAAAATTCAATTTATAATGGTCAATTATCTTCAGATAATGATTATTCGATGAAATTACCTATTGATTATGGGAATACTTGGAATATACCACATGTAATGACAATTGGGGGAAATGAAGTTTTAGTGTCACCTAGTGCATCTGAATTAGCTAGCCCTTATAATAGGACTGAAGATAATTTACATAAAGAGTTCATAAAACTACAATATAGTGCATTACCAGAATTATATACTTGGAGGTATCAAGATGGAGATGGTGTAGATATAACCAGAGACGTTGAAGCTGAAATTACTACTGGAGGGAGATATATAGTTAGAGCTCCGTCTTTAAAAGATCCTAATTTTATACAGGAAGATACCCTTAGTGCAGATGAATTTAGAGAAGTTTTATTAGATTTTACTCCAAGAAATAAATAAAAATAAGATTACATGGAAGACGAAGTTATAGAAGATAATGGATTACTTAATGAGTATTTAAGTAAAAAATATGCACCAAAAGATAGGTCTATATATGCTAAACCAAGTGATGTCAGTTCTTTTACTGGATTTAATACAGGTATAGGAACTGCTGGTAAGTATGATGAAGGGTTTGAGGCTAAACTTCATATGGGTGATAGTTCTTTTGATAATGCCTTAAATACATACAGAGCTAAAAGTCAATCTGGATTACAACAATTTGGTAATGCACTTGTAAGATTAACTAATATTATACCAGAAGCAGTTGGAAGTATTGGTTCTGCATTAGATTTTGAAGATTACTTTAATTCCGATAAAGAAGTTGGTAATTGGTTAACATCTATGATGGAAGAGTGGAAAGCTGCTACTGCTGAGGCTCTACCTATATATAGAGAAACCCCAGGTAAAACCTTTGATATAGGTGATTCTGGATGGTGGTTTGATAATGGTTCGTCTTTAGTTAATTCTATAGGAGGTTTTGCACTTGGTGGAGGTATATTATCTAAAGGTCTTGTAGGGTTAAGTAAACTTTCTAAAATAGGAATATTAACAGAAAGTATTATAGGAGCTAATAAAGCTAAACAAGTTGGAAGAATAGCTCATAATGTTGCAACATCTACAATGTTAAATCAGGCTGAAAGTATATTAGATGCTACAGATGTATATGACGAAACATATGCTAGAACATTGTCACAACTAAAAGCTAAAGGTGATATAAATGTTGAAGATAAAGCTAGACAAAAAGCAGCAGATGCAGCTAGTGTCACAATTAATACTAACCGTATTAATATATTATTAAATTTAACATCTGCTAATCGATTTTTAAAATCCCCTACATTAACTAGAAGGCTCTTAGAAAAACAAACTCTTAAAAGAAGTATGGACCGAGCTTTTATGGAAGGTGGGCAGGAGTATGCAGAAGAGGTTATAAATTATGTTGCTGGACAAAAAGGTAGAGCATTTGGTAAAGATGAAGATTATACATTTAACTCTCTAATTAAAGATGTAAGTTCACCTGAAGCTGCAGAGGCAGGTGTAATGGGTTTTATTGGCGGTATGGGTCAGACAGCTCTTACTAAAGAAGGGTTCCAAAGAATAGCTAAAACAACAGATCCTAAAACAGGTAAAAAAATAAGTATTAAACAATATGATAGAAATAGATATGATGAACAAAGGTCTATTATAGAAGAATATGAAAATAATGCTAAAGTTTCAGATGTAAAATTTTTTACAGATCAGTTTGAAAGTATTGGTGATAAAATAAAAATACAAGAATCTTATAAAAAAGCATTAGAGGATGGTAATGATGAAGAAGCCTCTAGAATAGCAAATTTATCATTAGATCTACAAGCTTATAGTTCTTTCCAAAATGGTACTACAGAGTCATTAATTAAACTTTATGAGGAGTTAAAAGAAGGTGAACAAAAAGAGGGTATGCCAGATAATTATAAGGAAAAGGCACAAGAAGGTATTGATAAGATAAAAAAATTAGAAAAAATATATAATAGTTCTTCTAAATTTGCTAATGTAAAAGAAGTATTTTTAAATAGGACTAGTAATGTAGAATTAGAAAATAAATATAATGAAAGTACTACTATATTAAATAATAATAAAGCAGAGTTACAAAAAGAAATTGATAGATTAGTAGAACATTCTAAATATAAAAATATAGAAGATAATGTAGATATAGATATAAATGATTTAGGAAAATTAAAGAAAACTGCTCCTAAATTATATGATGCAATACAAGGTCTACCTCACTATAATCCAGAATTAAAGAAATTACAAGAAGATGATTATAAAGCTATTGCAAATAATGACAAGTCTTATAAAAAAATAACAAGTAAAGATTTTCAAGATAGATATAAAAATGCAAAGGAAGAGGCTTATAATACTGTTATAAAGGAATTAGAAAAACAAGATGTAATAGATAAAGAACTTGAGATAATTAATAATATAGATAATAAGGATGATTTAGATAGCTATAAATTATCTACATCATCAGATACAACTATACAGGATGCCTATAATGCTAAATTAAATGAATTAAAAGATATTTCTGATGAGGTTATAAATAAACAAGCAGATACTCAAACAACCAAAACTGAAGAAATTAATCAGGAAAAAGAAGTCGAAGTAGAAGATGATATAGAGGCTAGTAATAATATTATTAATAATTCCAATGTAGGAGAGATTCTTCCTATTACACCAGAACTTATTAAACTTGCCAAACTAGATCCTAATTTGTTAGAAGATGCAGGCGGAGCTTTAATTGAAAGTATTGATGGTAATAAGATTAAAATTAATATAATAGCAACTGGTGAAAGTAAAATTATAACTTTAGATAAACCTTTACAAACTATACAAGACCCAGAGTTAGATTATAGTACAGATGGTTCTTTAAATCATGATACTTTAATACCAAAAACAAATGAAAATAAAGGCTCTAGTAAAGCCACTGATGCAGGATCTGGTACATCTTTATTAAGTACTAATATGAGTACAGGAGAGAGGCTTGATTTCGTTTCTGAAGCCTATTTAGACTATGAGAGAGAACCTATTGATAAGAAAGGTAAAGGTGTTAACTTTGAAATAAACTTTAAAGCTGGTAAAAATATTAGTTGGGATAATGCTATAGGTATTTATGATAAATTTAAAAAAGGTAAAGTTCTTAATGCAAAAGAAGTAGAAATATTAATTAAAGATTTACCTATTAATGCAGTCCTTGCAGAGGATGTATTTACACCTATTCATACATCCTATAAATCTAATGGTAATACAGACACTTTTGATAATAGTTCTAGAATTTTAAGAACTAAAGTTATAAACGCATTACTTAGTGGTGTAGATATAAAAGATATAACATCTATTATAGAAGGTCAATACAAAGGATTCTTACAGATATCTCCTAGAATAGATGATAGAGTACAAGAAAATAGTCTTTTAGGTTTACACTTTTTAAAAGGAATGTCTAAAGCAGATAAGATTAAAACCATCAAAAAGAATATAGGATATATAGATAGTGAAGGTAATATTGTTACTAATAGTAAAACAATACCTTTTAATAAACCTAATGCTAGAGGAGAGATGTATTTAATGATTCCTCAAGCTAATGGTGCATTGTTTCCTTTAAAATTAAACATTAAAAAAATACAGGAATATGATGCTGAGTTATTATCTAAAATAATAAAAATTAGATTAGATAACCAACAGATCGGACAATTAACTACATTATCAGAGATAAAAGATAAAGATTTAAAAGCTCAAATAAGTGAAAAGTTTAAAAGTATAGTACCATTAATTGGTAAGTCATATAAGGATACTAGTATTAAAGACTTAATAGACCTTATTATATTTCAATATGCAGGTATTTCTGGAGAATTTAGCCCTAAGACACAAGTAAGGTTCTCTGGGACTGGTATAAAGGGTGAACGAGTATTATTATATGGTAATCCTGAACTTAATGGTAAGTCCGTTAATAATGCTGAAGAGTTTGATGTTGACCATTTTAAAAATTGGTTATCTGAAAATAAAAGATATAATATTAATGTTCAGCCTAAAAATAATCAGGATAGTAAAGCTAATATTTGGGAGAACACTAAATATTTAGAATACTTAGTTGATAATGATATATTAAATACAAATGCTAAAACTAGTGTAGATAATTCTGTACCAACATTTCAGGGTTATAGTAATATCTTTTTAGATTCTCATAATGTAAAATATCCCTCTTCTCCTACAAAACAAGAAGTAGTTAATGATGATGGAAAAACAGTTGCAACAAGTGAACAAGATTCATCTTACTCTAAAAAAGTAGATGGTTCTTTATCATCTAATGAATATAATGGTAAAGCATACTTAGTTACAGGAGTTAGTGGTAAAGTATTTGAAACAACTAATAAAATTGATACCTCTAAAGCAATGTCTAACTTAGAACAATTAAGAGGTAATTTAGTTACTGATTCTGATTTAATTTTTGAAATAGAGAAATTACATATAGAAAGTACTTGGTTTGGTGATGCTGTTTTATTAAAAAGATACGATAATATTAGGAAATCTCAGAAAAATGTTGTACCTTTGCAAAAACCAGCAACTAAAACAGTTCAACCAGTTGTTTCTAAAACTATAATATCTGAATTAGTTGAATTAAAAGAAACAGTTCAACCAACTACTAAAACAATAAATAAAGAGGAAGCAATAATAAAACTTGGTGAACTTTTAGATAAAAAAAATCCTGGAAGGGCTATTTCTAAAAGGTTACAAGGTGATCCTGATTTCTATATAGGTGAAATACAAAATGATATTTCCAAAGTAGGAACTAATAATTACTGGATAGCTTCTGAGGATATGGGTAAAGCTAATGATTATATGAATATAATTAAAGGTCATACTCCAATAGTTACTAAAGAGGCACCTAAAATAGAACCTAAAGTAAAAATTAAAGTAGACCAAACATTGAAAGTAACAACAAAAACAGTTCAAGAATTAACTATGCTTATAGCTAAAGCAAAATTATTACCTAAAACAGGTAGTAAAGCTTATAATGATATAATCAAAAATGGTACTAACTTGGATAAATTCAATAATTTAAAAGCAATAGCTGATAAACATAAATTAGATATATCAACTATAATCAAAAATTGTAAATAATATGGCTTGTACAAGACAAACTAAGATTAATAAACAACCTTCAATATTATTTGATACTTTATTTAGTATATCTAATGATGAGTCACTAGCAGAAGAACAATTAGCACATTTTGAAAGTGATGCTTTTAAGGAAGATTTTGCTAAAGATACATCTACAGGAAAAGTTATTGATTGGGTAGAAGACTCTAGAAAACCTATTCATAGGAGAGAAATAAATCAGAATAGAGTAGATGAAAATGGAGAACCTTTACTAATTTTTGACAATAAATATGGAAAATATTATTATTTAAATAAAGATAATAGTAAAATATATTACCCAAAAGCTGTATCAGAATTAAATAGTAGTTATACTAATCAAGCTATTAGAGATATAACTAAAAAACTAGCTTTGAATTTTGTAAAAGATAGACTTAGTGATAATTTTAATGAATTTGATTTTTCTAAAAAAGAAGGAACTATTAGAAAAAGTATTAATGGTAAGATTAGAGAAAGAAGTACTGAATTAGTAAACAGTGGAGATTTTGAACAATTTATAAAAGGTAATCAATTATTAGAAAGTTTAGATAATATTGATGAATGGGTTAGAAATGTTGAAGATTACTTTAGGGAAATAAAATTAGTTTACAAAGAAACTACTGATATAGAAGACCAAGATGCTGAAGAAACTGAAGAGAGAGGTCAATCTTGGGGTACAGCATCATTTGAAAAAAGTACTAAAAATAATATAACAGCTAATATTAAATTATCATTATCATTATTACAAAATGAAGGCACTAAAGATGATTTATTCTTTGAAAATGAATTTAGAGACTTCAGTGAAGTATATTCTACATTATCAGGAGTATTAACAAATAGAACAGCTAAAACTGGGGAAGATTTATTTGAAACTTATTTAAATGAAGTATTTAAACTTATTCCTAAAAAACCATATTTAGCCCAACTACATGAGCAGTTAAAAAAAATGAATGATTATAAAAAGGCTGAATTTGTTTCAGCATTTAATCTTCATAAAAATTTATACTATGGTACTGTTTTTAATATTACATCAGAAGAGGTATATAATGATAATAAAGATAAAATAGGAGATAAATTTACTATTAAACACGATGTATTAAATTTATCAAATGTAGGTGCTAAAGATAGGTTTGTTAAAAATGGTTGGTATCATAACTTTATAAAGATATTTTCTAATAAGAATAATATAATTGATGCTGAATCTTATGTTAATTTAACTAAGGGCTCTGTAGATTTTACTAAATTTAATAATAATTTAAAATTAACTATAAGTGAATATGATAGTTTTGATGATTTAGATCCAATTGTTACAGAATTATTTTCATATTTAGAAAAGATTGGTGTTGTAACTACTAAAGAAGGTGTTCAACATTATTTAGATGGGTTAAATTCTGAAAAAGTCGACATAGATACTTATAAAGCTAATATAATAAAATTAAGCTCAGATACAAAATTTTTACTTACAAGATTAGCTGATAAAACTATTAATTTAAATAGAGTTAATCCTTTTGATGACCAAGATGAACTTAAAAATCTTGCAAAAGCAGAAGCATTCTATATATCAGAGATGTCAGATGCCTCTATATTTGCAGGAGGTAAATCAAGATGGTTATATTCTTATCCATCATACTTGTCTTCTAAAATACAAAGTTGGAGAAATGATAGAAGCTTATTATTAGCACATTATGAATTAGATAAACTTAGTAGTTCATCTCATTATATGCATAATTTATTAGCTCTTGATATTGAAGATATAACTGAAAGATTAAGAACCTCTCAAGAAAGATTAGATGAATTTCAATTAGCTATATTCAATACATTACAAGAAGAAGAAAAAACATCCGATGTAGTGGATAATAAAACTATTACTAAAAATGATTTCTTTGCTGATACCTATAATAAATTATTAAGCTTTAAGAAATCAACTTCTAATGGTGTTATAAATACTACAACTCCTGCAGATAAAGGTACTCAATATCAATTCAAAGCTTCTAAAGGGATGTTATTTACATCTAATGCTAGATATGTAAATGAGAAAGTTATAATAGATGATAAGGGGTTAAATATCTTATTTGATCATGTAAAAGGTGAGTTTGAAAGAATTAAATCTACACAAAGAGAATTAAATTTTGCAGAAGAAACTGGTGATAGAAGTAATTTGAAAATGTATAAACATATACAAGAAGATGAAAGTAGACCAAATGGTTTAAACTTTGCATCATTTCCTAGTTTAAATTTTAATACATTTAATCACGAGAAATCTGGGTTTTCTTTATACAAAGCTGATGGTAAACCAATAGACTTTGATTTGGAAACTGTAAAGGATTTAATAATGCCTATTATAGAAGATGTTATAAGTAAAGATATAGAGGCTACTAATAAACACTTACGTGATGCAGGTATAACTGCATTTGATGAGAATGGTATAACAATTAATAGAGCTATAGATAATCAAATATGGGAATCATATGGAGATATTAATACAGGTTTAAAAGTTGCAGGAGATATATATATTAATGGTTTAATTTCACAACTTGAATATTCTAAAATGTTTGCAGGAGATGTTGCATATTATAAGAATATGATGGATTATAAAAAAAGAATTCCAGCTACATATTCAGATGGATTGCAGTTATATTTAAGAGCAGGAAAAGAATTTTTTAATGTAGCAGTAATAGAAGGTGTGGAAGTTTCTGTACCATATATGGCTGAACTTATAGAACTTGTAGGTGAAGAAATTGCAAGTAATTATACTAAAGTTAATTCAACAGATGCACAAGCTTGGATTACTCCAGAAAGATGGAGATTCTTAAAGCAAAGATTAGGTAAATGGAGTGAAATTGATGATATAGTTTATGATAAATTAACTGAAGTAAATGAAGAACCATTTACATTAGAAGAATTAAAGCATGCAGCACAGCCATTAAAAGGTGTATACTTTGAAATAAATAATGGTGCACCTGTATATTTAAAATACTCTCAAGCAGTATTACTGCCACAGATAGTTAAAAATAATCCTGAATTACAAAAATTTAAGGATAAAATGGATGTTAAAAATATAGATGAGTTAATTACTATTGATGGTATTAAAGTTGGGGCTAATATACCAGTTAAAACTCATGATATCAATGGTAATGTATTAAATGATTTTGAATTAACAACTATTCAACTTAAAAATAGTGGATGGAAATTACAACAAGATTTACCTACAAAAGGATTTAAAGATACAGCAGTAGGTAGTCAAATTCAAAAGAATATATTTACAGGATTAGCTTTTAATAAAGAAGAATTATTTCTAGTAGATGATGAGGAACTCACTGGTGGTGAATTAATTGACCATATTAATGATATTGTAGGGTTATTATCTAATAAAGGTGTTGCTAATTTAAAGAAAGAATTTGGTATTGGTTCAGATAATAAAATAACAAATATAAATAAACTAAATAAAGTATTAATAGACGAACTTAAATCGAGAGGCTCATCTCAAAATGTAATAAATGCTTTAGAAAGTGGTTTAAGTCCTTTTGGAATTCCAGGATCTCAACAAAAATTACAAAATATATTTGCATCAATTGCTACAAAGAGGATAGTTAAAATAAAGACAAATGGTGGCTCTTTTATACAAATAGCTAATTATGGATATACTAATGATCAAGCTAACTCTAAGGGCGTTATATGGACTCCTTGGGCTAAGGATAAGACTCATGAGCCAGAGTTTTTAAAAAATGAAGATGGTAGTTTCAAATTATCTGAATCAGGTAAGAAAATAGTAAGACCTGGTGGTATCTTAATTAGTGGTTCTTTTATTGCCAAGTATGTTCCAGGGTATGAGAAAATGTCTCATGAAGAATTATTTGGTACAAAAGAAAGTAATTACACAGATGGATTAATTGATAGAAAAATACTTGATAATATAGTTGGATATAGAATACCAAATCAAGCTTTAGCATCTAACGATGCATTAGAAATTGTTGGTATTTTACCTCCAGGTGTTGGTGATTCTGTTGTTGCTTATACAGGTATTACTAAAAAAACTGGTAGTGACTTTGATATTGATAAAATGTATTTAATGATGGGTTCTTTTAAAGCTACCTTTAAGAATGCCAAGAAAATTAGAGATTATGCAAATAATCAATTAAGAGGAGACACTATATTAAAGACCGCTGAAAACATAGCAGATTTATTAGATCAATTAGATAGTGAAATAGAAACAGATATCAATGCTGATGATATAGCATCTATGATGTTTAGTAAGTCTGATAAAGATTTAAAAAACCAAGAAATAAATAATTTAATAAATATCCTACTAAAGAATAAAATAGAAAATCCTTTTATAACAGAATTAAAAACTAAGATTCCAGGTTTTAATAAGATAGGTAGATTAGTATATTCAACACCTAGATCAAATAATCTAGGGGAAATGTCTAAAGATGAATTACAGAATAAATTAATAGAGGCTTATAAATCAGTCTTAACAAATTCTTCAGTAATTCAAAATGTAATGACACCTATTGATTATGATTTTATAAAAGATGATATATTACAATTGTTTCCAAGACAGGAAGAAAAGGATTTATTTCATTTTAATATTACAGAGGATATAAACTTAAAATATCAATTCTCTGCAGGTAAAGCTGGTGTAGGACAGACTGCTAATACTATGATGGATCATATAAGAGGTAGTATGGCAGATTTATCTTTTCATAAGTACTATTTAGGTATTGGTGAATTTAGAATAAAAGATGGTATAAAAGAAACTATATTTGATACAAAAGAGACCTCTAAAGATATAAAAGAAAAAGGCAATAATCAAAAAAGGATAAAAATAACTGATTCACTTTCTGCAATACTTAATGCATTTGTTGATATTGCAAAAGATCCTTATATTACTAGAGGAAATTGGAATACTCAAACTGCTAATGTAGGATTTATGCTACTTAGAGCTGGTGTTCATCCTTTTCATGTAAATGCTTTATTAGGTCAACCTATTTTAAAGGAATATGTAGAATTTGTAACCAATTCAGAATCTAAAATTAATAATGATACTGGTAATTTATCTAAGAAATTCTTAAAAGAAAAATTTGGTGAAGAAAAACCATCTTTAAAAATAGATCCTTTATTTGATATAGGTGATTTTACTTTAAAAGAATTAAGATCTCAAATTGCTAATACAGAAAGTGATGAATTTATTCAAAAAAATATATTTAAAACCTTTATTGAGTGGCAAAACCAATCTAAGAAAGTAGGAGAAAATAATAAAGCTTCTAAATTTGATGTAGAAGGGTATGGTAAAAATGTTACATCTCTAATTGTATATAAAAACTTAATTAATAAATTACTAATTACTGGGGAATATGAAGCTGGTAATTTTAAAGGTTTTGCTAGTAAATTAAAAAAAGATGGTAAGAATACTTTCTTAGCACATTATAAGGAAGGTATCATTGATTTTATAGGGGATGTTATGGTAGCAAATCCAGGTACATTTTTAGTTGCACAACCTGATATTATAGATACATTTAATGAAATATCTAAAGGTGTTACAGGGGATGTATTAACAAACGATGAATTAGCAACTAAATTGGAAACTGCATATTATTCATACTTAATGTCTGGATTTAAGCCTTTTGATGTTACTAATGAAGATAAAGCTGTTTTACTAGAAAGTATTATTAAAGACTTATCTAATTATAAAAAGGGAAGTAAAAATATATTAATTCAAGAATTAGATATTAAATTAGCTGAACGAGTTGATGGTAAAGAAACTTTCTTTATTGGGATGAACAATAGAAAGAAATCTGTAACTTATGAGACAGATTTAATTGCCGCTTGGTTAGATTTAATTGAAGATAATCCAAAATTAGCAGAGGATTTAATTAAATATTCATACATTACATCTGGATTTCAGATGAATATGAATCAATTTTATAATCTAATACCTTATCAATGGTTTGTTAGAAATGGTTTAAATGATCACATTAGAGCTCATGTAAGTAACTTAGAGGGCGTAGATACCATATTTATGAAAAACTTCTTTAAACATAGCTTAAAAGACGATCAGATAGTATCAAAGGTCTTCAACAGTATGAAAGATAGAAATTATATTCGTGATGTATTCGGATTTGTTTTAAAGGATAAAGATAATGTTAAGAGTTATGTTAAACAAGACGTAGAGGTTAGTAAAGATATGCTTGGAGAACCAATTTATAAAGCTAGATTATATGAATTAGTTGGATATACTAAGGATAATAAACCTGTATATATGGCTACATCTTCTAAAGGGAGTGTAGATAAAAAAGGTTTTAAAGTTTATGAATATTCACCTATTGAATCAGATAATAGTATCTTTAGTAAAAATAATGTAAAAGTACCTATAAAGAGACAAGATGAAATTAATAGATATATAGCTCCTAAACAAGATATAGTTAATAGTAGTCCAGTGGCTAATGTAGAAATAGATATTGTGAATGATAATGATGTAGTAGTTGAGAAGGAAATAGAGGATTTAATAGAACCTAAGACTTTAAAAGAATATGCAGATAAATATAATATTAGATTTTATCAAAATAGAGAAATTGTTACACAAGAAGATATTGATTATTATGATGGTCAATTAAAAAGGTTACTGGATGGTGGCTCATTTAAATATGCAATGTTTGAATTTTTTGAAAATACTACAAATTTGAGAAATAAATCTTCTTTTAAACGTTACTATGATAAACTAATAGAAAAAGGATTTAAACCAGTAGAAGGGAAAGAATATATATTATCTAAAGGGGGTGTAAACCCTATAGATGAATTTAATAAAGAATATAGAATAGGGAAAGTAAGTAATATAGTAGATACTTCTGAAATATATCAAAAAAGAAATATATTTACAGTAAAACCTATACAAGCAGTAGATAAAAAAGCTATATCTAAAGCAAGTATAGCTACACAATATATAGGATTTGCTGAAGGAATTGAAGGTAGTTCTACAGCTTTATATGCTAAACAAGCAGGTGATGTTGCTAATACAGGAGTTTATAACTTTAATGATGTAATATTTGTATCTGTAGGTGGAAAAAGAGGTACTGAAGTTATAAGACAAAAACAACAGGATAAGACTATTATAGAAGCTATTAAAGCATTAGAAAAGGGTGCTACTCTACTTACTGATAATAAAGAATATGTAGACAATAATCCTTATAATGAGGGAGAAAAGAAACTTAAATCTAAACTAGAAAGTGAAAGATATAACTATTCTGAAATTATAGTAGATGAAAATAAAATAGGAGTTTGGAATAAAGTAAATAATAAAAAAATAAAACCAATAGATCCAAATCAACTGGATATATTTAATAACGAAGATAACTGTTAAAAAATGGGATGTCCAATAAAAGTAAAATTAATCAACGACTTAATAGATAAGGGAGCTATTAATAGTAAAGAAGAGGTTATTAATTTAGCCAAATTTAAAGATTTAAATGAATCATATACCAAATTAGCTAATGGAGAGTATGATGTAAATACCTATGGTAAAGATTTATTTACTGTAGAAGATATATCTGTTAAAGGTAGGTCTATTACTAAAATTATCCCTAATACTACAGTTTTAGATTTAATGACAGATGTTGTTGAAGATAGTAAAGTAGAAGAGACTGTTAATGAAGAAGTTATTATTGATAAAAAAAATATAACAGATTTACTTGATGAAAGTGCAGATAACTTCTTATATACTGTAGAAGAATCAGTACAAACTGAAACCACTGATCCTAATATAAATAGTAAAATATTATTTGATAATCAAGATAGAACTTTTACAGCTAAAGAAGTGTTAGATAATATTAAACTAAATTATTCTGGATTGAATGAAGGTGTTATTGCTTTAATTGATAAATTATTACCAAAGTTATATACTACTAATTCTAAGATTAAATTTGTATCAGAAGCAACATTATCTAACACTAATGATGTAATGGAGTATAATCCTATTACAAATGAAGTTTTAATATCAAAAGATAGATTAGAAAAGTATAATACAGAAACTGTAATAGCTTCTTTTTTACACGAAGTAATTCATAGTACTGTTATTAAAGCCTATAAGAATCCTGTTACTATGGAAGAAAAGATGTTTAAATCTTTCATAGATGATATATTTGCAAAGTATAAGGATACTGCAGATTTCAAAGAACAAGGGTTTGATAATGAAATGGAATTCATGGCTAAGATAATGACTGATTCTGAGTTTCAAGATAAAATTAAGAACACTGAAAGTCTTTGGGATAGAATAGTAGATTATATTAGAACACTTATAGGGTTACCTAAAAATAGTGAATATAATAATATTATAGAGGAGATAACTAAAGTTATAGAAGAGAGTAATTATGTAGGTGGTATAAATGATATGTTATATCAAAGCAGAGCTGAACGTAATTATTATGATATATCATCTACAGAAAAAAGACAGAAGAAAGTATTAGATGGTATTAAAGATAATTTAGAAGAGAGTGTTAGAAGATATGACAATCTTATTAAAAAATTAAAAGACCCAAGTAAATTATCTAAATATTCAGATAAATTAAAAGACATTTTTGATAATTTAGAAAATTTTGATGATACACAAGAATGGTTAGCAATTAGTACATTTGTTGGTCAATTAAGTAGAAATATTAATAATTTAAAAGAAAGTTTTAATAAAGTAGATATTACAGCAGATGATATAGAGAAAACTGTTAATTTATACGATAAATATTTAACATCACATTCTTTAATAGAAGAAATATCTGATTTTGTATCTAAAGCTAAAGCTGATGAACATTTTTCAATTAGTAGGGAAGATATAATAAAACTACAAAATGACCTATCTATTGCTAAAGGAGAATATGATGCTTTGAAAAAAGATATTCAAAGTATGAAAGAAAAATTTGCAACAAATCTTTTAAATAATAGAAAATATGCTTCAGAAGTATTACATAAATGGGAAATTAAATTAGGTAAAAAATATAATACTTTAGGACTTAAAGAAAATAAAACTAATTGGGTAGGTAGACAAATGAATACTATCTATAAAGAAGAAATTGATGCAGATGTTAAAGAAAATGCTAATAAATTAGTTAATAATGTAGATTATGATATTACTAAGTTAACAGGATTATTTGTATCTGGGATTAGCACTAATTCCAAGTTAATTAAAATCATGCAAAATCTTGTAAATGAAGTTAGGGGAAATATTATTAAAACAATTAGAAATAAAGACTTTGAATTAAAACCTATCTTTGATAAATTTGTAAAAGCTAAAGGAAATAGTTCTCCATCTGTAATGAATAAAAATATTTTAGAATATGATAAAGATGGTACTGCTTATTTAAAAGGTGATTATAAATTAGAATTTAGAGAATTATATCAAACTAAATTAAAGGATTATAATGCTGAAAAAATAGCAGTTGAATCTAAATTTGGAATTGCTTCCTCTGAGTATCAAAAATTATATATTGATTCTGAGTTTAAAAATTGGGTTGATAATAATACTATTACTATATCAGATGAAATGGGTAATGAATATAAAAGACCTATTGATAAGTGGAAGAATGATTTATCAAAATTACCTATAGAAGATAGAGAGGTTATTGAGGCATTTAGAAAGATTTCACAAGATAGCAATAAGTCTACATTTAAAATACAATCTTTAATTAGTAAACCTTTATTTGGTGGTAGATACTATAGTTTACCTGTAGCTACTAAAACCGATTTAGAAAGAGTATTAGAGAAACAAGTTGTTGGTACTATAAAAGATAAATGGTATGATTTAACTAAGGTTAGACCTGATGATATAGGTTATGAAATTATTAATACAGATTTAGCTGGAAAACCTATTTATAATGTTAAAATACATTATAGGGGTAAGTTAGATCCGTCTCAACAATCCTTAGATGTATTTACTTTATATAGGCTAGAAGCTAGAAATGGTATAAGCTTTGAAGAGAAGCACAATGCTGAAACTAATGTTAATATGTTAGTAGATATTTCTAAACATAAAGAATACTATCGTAGTACTGGTACTAGAGTACCATTTTTAAATATAAATATTAATAGAAATAAAGAAGCTACTAAAAAAGGAGAAGAGTCTAATACATATAAAAGAATGATATCATTGATGGAATCAAATATTTATGATATATTATATAAAGATGCTGGAAAGACTGGTAAAATAGATAATAATAAAGCTGTTGCATTAGCTATAGGGTGGACAGCTAAAGTTGGTTTATGGATGGCTGGCGTAGCTGGTTCTGTTAATGTATTAAATGGTAAAGCTCAGTTATTTTTAGAAACTATTGCTGGTACAAGTATTACTAGAAGATCGTTAGGAGTAGCTGAGAAAAACTACTTTAAAGATATAAAAGCAAATATGCAAGATTTGACTAACCCAATTAAAACATCTTTTACCAATCAAGTAAATGAAATGTTTGATACTTTTGGTACAATAAGTGTTAAAGTAGAGCAAGCATTTATAAGAAATACATTGGCCAAATCAGTATTAGATACACAATCTTTACAATTTGTACAAGAAAGTGGAGAACATTGGATGCAATCTACTTTAACTCAAGGTGTTTTAGAAGATATAAAAGTTATGGATAAAAATAATAACTTCTTAACTAAAACTGGAGAAATAACTACAGAGGAAAACGGAGCATCTATGTTGGATATGCTGTTTAAAAATCCTATTACTGAGCAATTAGAATTAAACCCAAAAGTAGTTTATACCACTAGAAGCATTGGGGTGAAATATAATGAAGGCGGTAAAGAAATAGTTACTAGTCTTATAAAATTAAAGATATTACAAACAATGGGTAATTATGATAAAAATATGCAACCCGAGGCTATGCGGCATGCTCAATATAAAATGCTTATGACATTTAGAAGATACTTTGTAGAATTAGGGATAAATAGATTTAGAGGTTTTTCTCGTGTAGATATAGCAAGTAAAGATTTATTTGATGAAGAGAAATTTTATTCAGAAGAAGAACAAGAGTATATAGAGGGAATGTATACTACAACTATACGATATATAATTCCAATTATAAAATCTTTAAATTATAAATTAGTCTCTACAAATTGGAAAGAATTATCAGATTATGAAAAAAGTAATATTCATAAAACTATTGTAGAAGTAGCTATAACTAGTGCTGTATTACCAGCTATTGGTGCATTATTAGCAGCTTTAAAAGGAGATGATGATGATGAACGTATTTGGTTTTTAATGTTAATTAATAGAAGATTACAATCTGAATTATCTTCTTTTAGGAGTTTAAGTGAACAATATAAAATACTTGAATCCCCTATACCATCTATGAGGATGTTAGAAAATGCTACTAGGGTGATAGGTGATATAGCACAACCTTTGAATTGGAATGAAAGGGATAGTAAAGATAGATTAAAAATTATAAAAGATTTTAAGAAAATAACTCCAATCATAAATTCTACTAATTCTACATATAAACAAAAATATCAATATTTAATATATATGACAAATTAAAGAAAAGGTCAAAAATTTTAGAAAAAGTCTAAAAAAAGAAAGGGAATTCCAAATTGATGGTTTTCCCTTTTCTTATTTCTATTTACCACATAAATGAGCCGTCACTACAAATATTACTATTTCCAGTATTAGAAACAGCATTACCTCTTACAGAAGTAGTATTTCCAGTCCTAATTTGTTCCCAAATTCCTGGTCCACCTGTACCATTATTACTGATAGTAATAGGCTGTGTGACTGCAGCTCTTTGTTGAGCTGGTGTATTAAATATATCTCTTACAGCATCTTCAATCTCGTCAATATCTGTTTCATATTTACCACAATTACCTTTCCATTTAAGTAACATCATAGTCATTTCTGAACCATTAGTGCTTTTATATGGTTGTTTAAAAACCACATCTAGATAAGGTTCTAGTACCTTATTAAGTTCCCTCATATAACGATTATGAACATCTACTAAGATTTGACTACAAGTGTTTCTTTGTAGAACTTCTATAAACTTTTTAATATCTTCATTAATGATAAGTCTTATATTTTGTGCTAACCCAATAGAGGATATTTGACAGTTTTGTGTAGGATGTCTTATTATCATTATATTCATACTATAATTATTAGGAGTTTTAAATCTTATTTTAGTATCATAACCTTCTCCTTTATAACTTTCTACTACCACTGTAGTTGTTACCTTTTCTTTTTCAACTTCTTTTATCTCCATACTAATATATTCTATTTACTTTAGTTCTTGTTAATAAATTCCATTGTATAGCATCAGCCAAATAATCTGGAAAATATTCATCGAAAGAACTCATTATTAATTTAAAATGTGTTAACATATAAGTAGTTAACCATGGATTATTAGGTTGTGAACATCTAAACATTATAGCTTTCTTAAATAATCTAACTATATCCTGTGCAGTAGCATCAAACTCTACTAATTCATCTATAAGAAATTCATTAGCACAGTCAACATATAATCTTTCCATAATTAATTCTAATTTATTCTCATCAGAAAGACATTTCCATAACGCTTGTGATGGTTGTGTTTTACCTGATGTTAAACATAATAAACTATCTTGCCATAATGAAGAAGGTCTATCAAATTTAAAAAGGTCAAATAATGAATCTTCAGTAAATAAATCATAAGATTTATATTGATGTGGTATATAGCTTTGTTTATACCCCATTGCACCAAAGAATATTAAATACCTTGACCAAAGTTCTGTTCTCCTATGCCATTTGTTTGGTACATCTTTCATATAGGTTTCATATATATGAGAATGTGTTTTAATGTTATCTTCCCAATCTTCAAGATTGCTACTTAAATATGTAGCTTTAGCTCTAGTCCAAGAGTATACAAATGACAATGGTGCAAGTGTAACTTTTGCCGTAGTATAAGCATGTTTTTTAAAACTTTCAAATACTGCAACTTTTGTAGCGTCATGTATTGTATAATACTTACCCTCTGTATGGTAAGTTACACTTGCATTATTTGTATGACAAACATCTTTTTCTTTTACTTTTAATTTTTCTTTTATATTTTTTAATTCTTCGTTGTTCCAACATATAAATTCATTAGGTGGAAGTTCGTCCTCTAACCCTAAATATATATTGTTGGCTGTTCGCCCTACTATCATCATAATGTTTCTATATTTTTAATGATGTTAAACATTCATTTATATTATTAAAATAGATAGGTTTTAGATTTTGTATTCCTTCTGTCATTTTAGAAAACCACACTTCTTCTTGTGTATCTTCTGTTAACAAAATAAATACATAACCTACTGTCCCATCATCTCTAAGTCTACCAATTCGTTGTATAAAATCTTTATCTGTACTATAATATGACATTATTATACAGTTATCTAATCCTACTAAATTAGCACCTTGTTTAAGTTTTTTAAAACTTCCTATTATATTGATTTTTCCTGTATCAAAAGCATATCTAATCCTATCATTAATTACTTCAGTATTCTTTGAACTAACTACATTAGGTGTTATTTTTAATAAACTTTCTAAACTATTACCAAATACAATAGTCTTTGTTGTTAGATGTTCTAGTAGTTTTTTAATAACTACTACTTTAGATTCTAAATTATAAAGAATACTACTACGTTTATAAGCAGATATTCTAATCTTTAGTCTTTTATCATCTTCATCTAATATATACCAAGCTCTCTTATGAATCTTATCCCAATAATCATAAGCTGCTTTTTCTGTTTGATAAAATCTCTTACTTTTACTTCCTGCTACTATATTCTTAGTATCACTATCCAATTTATGTAATATTACATATAATTGCAAAGAACGTGCAGTACCTTCTTTTTGTCCCTGATCAATCGAATATTTGAAACAAATAGGGGCTATACTTTTCAGTATCTCCCCTTTTGTCACCAATTTATCACTAATCATATATTTTACTGTCTTATTCACTGTTGCGGATAATCCAATAATAGCATCATAACTATTATTTTTATAAAACTGCGAATAAGCTGGACTTAAAGAATCATGAACCTCATCGCATATCACTAAACCATACTTATTACCTTTCAGTCTATAAGCAGATTGATAACATAGGAATTGTAAGTTATAATCATTTGTCACATCTCTATTGAATATTTTATTAAACTTTTTGATGTCAGCGATTAAATCTTTTTTTCTTCCTACTGTTTCTGCCAAAAAGAGATGTATTTTATTATCTCTAGGCATAGTATATAGGGCATGCAAACTAATGAAGGTTTTACCAAGACCTGTGATTATCTCACAAGTCCCGATTTTACCTGCATCTTGCCAAGCTTGCAAAGCCTTTTGTTGAATTTCATCTTTTTGTTTGTTAATCATCATCTATTAACTTCTTCAAACTATAAGTACTATTTTTAGTTTTAAAAGTATTCTTGTCTATTAATTTAGTAACTATTGATGTATATAAATGTTCTCTAGGATGATCTTTTCCCGTACCAAAACGAAACCTTTCTCCTACTTTAGGAGAAGATATATATCTTCCAACCCAATACATACCTTCCAATATGAAATTAGGATGATGATCATTAAATACATCATCAGTTAATTTTTCTAATTTATACATAATTTTCATAGTTTTAATATATTACCATTACTACTAAGTACACCAAATTTACCATCAGTTACTACACTTCCATTACTAAAAATAGTATCTTGAATTGATAATTTCATTGTACCAGCATTAATAATATCTTTATTATTATGAATATGACCAAATAACATAAGTTTAGGTTGTACCACTAACATTCTTTTCATTAATGCACTACAACCACATCTTTCAATATAATTATTAAAATCATGAGAGTTATCAAGTATTCCTTTAGGTGGACCATGTACTACTACTATATCAGAATCATCTGGTATAGTCTTCCATAGTTTATCTAATTTATCCCTTTTTCTCATAAAAGACCAATTACCAAAAGTAGGAGTATATGGACTTCCCCATATTTTAATACCTTCTATTGTTATATCTTCATTTTCTAAATATATTATATTTAATTCTTTACATAGTTCTCTAAATTTCTTTGACCATTTATAAGCCAAAGTATCATGATTACCTGAAATAAGAACTTTATATTTAATATCTAATTTAGAATACCAATATAGAAAATTATGAGATTCACCTTCATTTTTATATACATCAAATGAATGACTATAATCTCCTGAATGTATTATCATATCTATATCATTAGGTATTTTTAGTAATTCATGATATCCATGAGTGTCAGAAATATGATAAATTATCATGGTATATATAAATTTGTTGGGTTATTTTTATGAATCTCTATATTTGGAAAATGTTCATGAAAATCTCTAATATCAAATGGGGATGTTATAATATGTTCACCATTTTTGCTTGGTATTCTACATATAATATTATGATTCCCTTTATTTGGATTAACCTCATAAGTAAAATCTTTTATTAAGTTATATAACTTATCATTTACTTCACCATCTATATCTAAAATCCATTTTTTATCAATATCATCATTATGTAAACCTACAACAGAATTATAAGCTTTATGTGCTTTATTATGTGTTCCGTCTACTAATTGTAAAACAAGTTTACTAATATGTTTCAATTGCATTTTTTTAAAACTTCTTCTATTAAGATTAATCCCAGCCCTAGCTTGAAATATTTCACAAAGTTGTATAATTTCTGGCATAACAAATTCAAAATGTTCTAAAGATTTAATATAATAACCTTTTACTAATCTTGAATTATTATTTGTACTATTAACTTTGCCTATTTTATGATCTTTCTTTCTTTGAAGAATTTGTATAAAATAAAAATCATCATCTGATCTAAAATCTAATAGTTCTTTTATTTGTTTATAATTATTTATCATTTCTTTAACATTTGTTTAGTAATTTGCTCCTTAATATCTTGATAAGAATAAGGATAAAAATTGTTTGTATCAACACCTACATCCATTTGTGCAGGGTTATGATTCATAATACCTTTATTACTTAATCCACCATGAACATGTCCAAATAATTGCCAAGAACCTCTATGAGACCCATTCCAACTATTCATTGGATAATGACACATTACTAAATGTTGTTCACCATATGTAATTTCATCATCTTTAACAAATATTTCAGCTATATCAAATATATCTTCCCATAAAGATATGGTATATTCTTTAGCTAAAGCACATTTTTCATGATTACCAATAATTAAATATTTCTTACCATTTAAAGAATTTATGATATGTTGAGTATCTCTACTATTAAGACCTAATGCAAAATCACCTAAATGAAAGACTATAGCATCTTTTGGAATTTTTTCATTCCAATTTTTTACTAATGTTTGATTCATTTCAATTGAATTTTCAAAAGGTCTATCACAAAATTTAATTATATTAGTATGTCCAAAATGTGTATCTGATGTAAAAAATAATTTATCTTTATCAAATTTTATTCCTTTTATCTTCATATTTATTATTTTTTAACTATCCACATTTACTTGAACCACAATCTAGGCATCTTGAACACCCTTCTTCAAATATTACATTATTACTGCCACATGAGCTACATGTAGTAGAAGATTTTGAACCATTTGGAATAAATGTTTTTAATACCTTTGCTATTGCAAAATTAAATGAGAATAAACTACCACTAGTTTTATTTAGGTCATCTACTATATAATTAATACCTCGTCCATGTCTTAATGAACCTGATATTAATCTAGTAATTATTTCTTGCTCTTCGTTCATTTTACCAGTAATAATACGATGTCTACTATTATCACCTTCTCCAAGAAATACATAATTACCACTACCTTCTTTTAATATAGAACCTTTACCTACTTTAGTGCCACCTAAATAAGCAAAGACTTCATAAGGTTTATCATCCATTAATCCAACAAATACACTATACTTTTTATCACCAGCAGCAGTAATAAACGCTTCACCTGTTACTTCTTTAGGGCGTTTTATACTATTATTAGTTGAAAATGTATCATTTTTAGAATTATCAGTTATTAGAACTCCACTTCTAGAACCATCTCTGTAAACAGTGATTCCTTTAGTTCCTTTTTCCCAAGCCATTTTATAGATTTGAGAAACAGTTTCTTCTGATATATCTTTTGGTAAATTTATTGTAGATGAAATACTATGTGAAATATACTTTTGAATAGTAGATTGCACATTTACTCTATCTTCCCATTTAATATCATTTGCTGTACATCCATACCAAGGAGACGTTTTAAAGAAATTATCTGTATCTATTTTTGAATACCATGATTCAAAAGATTCATTTGGATATTTATTTTTATATTTAATAAATAACCAATCTTGAAATTTAGGATGTAATACTTGAAATTCTTGCCAAGTATCTCCCATTTCATCAGTAAAATCTACCTTAACACCTTCATTATTAGCATTAATCTTTTTTCTACGTGTATAAAATGGTTGAAATAATGGTTCAATTCCAGATGTAGTTTGTGTCATTAAACTTACTGTACCAGTCGGAGCGCATTTGTTATGTATAAGTTCTTTATCTTATACTCTCCTCTTTTCAAAGGAGTATCGGACTATATCATCATCCTTAGTAGGATGCTGGATTTTCGTGGGAGAGATTATTGTTAGGCTCACTCTCCTAGTCTCTGAACCTTCTAAACTCTTTTAACCTAAGTTTAGCTTGGCTGCTGATTAACATGTTTTACCACATTATTACAAAATTGTATAAATTCTTTGTTATTTAAAATGTTTTTCATAATATTAACTTTTTTATCTAACCATTGAATATTACCTTCAATATAACCTTTAGAAGAGTCTATTCTATCTAATGATGCATTAAATATATTATAATTAATATTTCTATTTCCATTTTTAATATTTGTTATTGGTATTGTTTTATCTTCTGGTCTTAATATAATTTTTTTACCAGATAATGCACATTTATTATTTTGTTTATTAAATATATTCCATGCGTAATCTAAAGATATATCAAAAACTATATTTCTTCTTTTAGCACTATATTTATAATGATTAAATAACATCTTAGATAAATCACCTATTCCCTGATGTGAAGGAGAAAAGTCTTTTGAATGCATTTTATTTAATTTAATATTATTTAAATATTTTTCTTTATTAGAACATACTTTACATTGTCCTACTTGATTTGATTTTAATATATCAGCCCTAATAAATTTTTCATTTCCACATTTACATTTAACTAACCAATAAGACTTTCTGTCTTTTGTAGTAGCTATATTAGTAGAAATTACTGTATAATTTTTAAATATTTTACCAATAACTGGGATTTCTTTTTTATGTGCCCCACACACAAGAATAAATTTATTATTTTTCATAAGTGTACCGTTTGGTGCAAATATACGAAAAATAAGTTTAATTACCAAACATTTTAGTAATTATTTTATAATAATTTTTGTGATAAAATTTAGCTTTCCAGCAATTTATCCAATTTTTCAAAGTATATTACTATACTAAGCCGCCATTGACGGTGCTCCATGATACATTTCTACGTCCAAAAGTCATCATCCTAAAAGCTTGTTTAGGAAATTCACTTAATATAAAATTATAAAAATCATTACCACCTTTATCTTCATATGAACCACCTTCATTTGGATACTCTAACTTGTTATCCCATCCTTCAAATGTTCCTCTTAAAATAGCTAGGTCGATAGTACAATCTAGCTCAGATTCCATTTTAGTGTACATTATAGAGTCTATAATCTTATTTGCTTCCTCTGAACCATACTTTAAACCTAATGCTGCTAGAACGTCTCCTAGAGCTGTAAAACCTAAACCAGTTCTTCTACTTGATAAAGCAGTTAATCTTATTTTCTTCCATAATGCCATTTCTGTAAACTTCAGCATCATTGGTTCTGGGTCCATTTCAATCTTTGCAATGATTCTATCAATATGTTCAATGTCTAAATCAATAAGATTATCACTAAGTCTCATTGCTTCATAGTTGATTTCATAAAAATCATCAAGATTAAATTGTGCCTCTTTAGTAAATGGTTTCTCTACAAAGTTATACAAGTTCACTGCTATTAATCTACATGCGTCATAAGGTTGCATTCCTATTTCACTGCATGGATTTGTAGTAACTTGTTTAAATTGTGGATAAACTCCATCTGGACTGTAATTAACCATCTTATCCCAGTACATAAGTCCTGGTTCTGCTACACTATGTGCAGATTTAATGATTTCATCCCAATATTCCTTAGCTTTAATCTTTTTAATATATACAGAATTACCTGTATCTCCATCATAAACACTATATGATGTATTATATTTAAATGAGTCCCATCTTGGTTGCTTACTGGCTTCTTCTGTAGTAGCCCAATAAGCATTATCAATATTAACAGTTGTAGGAAATCTTAAAATATAATCTTCATCAGCTTCTACAGCTTTCATAAACTCATCATTAAGTTTAATAGAGATATTAGCACCTGTTACTTGTGACAAATCTCTTTTCATCTTAATAAAGTCCATAATATCAGGATGTCTTACATCCATTGATATCATAAGAGCTCCTCTTCTACCATTCTGTGCAACTTCTCTAGTAGTATTACTAAATCTATGCATAAATGATACAGCTCCTGTAGAAGTCTTTGCAGCATTACTAGTTGGAGCCATATTAGGACGAAGTGTAGATATATCAATACCTACACCACCTCTTCTTTTTTCTAACTGTGCAATCTCCTCATCTTTTTGAAATATTCCTCCATATGAATCTTCAGGTTGACCTACAACAAAACAGTTGGAAAGACTGCCTATTGATGAACTACCTAATTGAGACATTATTGAACCTTGAGGTACTATATACTTAAAATCTTTAAATAGATTATAAATTATACCTTCAATATGTTCTTCTTTAAAGTCTCTATTTACTCCATATTCTGATAAAAATTCTATATTCTTGGAACTTTCTTCACTTTTGTTTTTTAATTCAATCCTAGCAAATTCTTTTGCTAATCTTTTGTGCATATCATCAGGAGTTTTCTCTCCTTGTAAAGCGTATTTATCTAACCACACTTGAGCAGCTAAATCATCACCTTTAAAATACTCTAATAATTCATCATTCATCTTCATTCGTGTTTTTTACAAAACATTTACATATCACTCATCATTATTACAAATAATCTTATTTTATAATATTTGTTACCTCAAATGTCTCTCTTACCAGACAGGTTATATCTGATAATTCAGCGCCTTCTGGTAGAGTTACATTTAATTTTTTTTCTAATTCTTGTTTTAATTTATTGTCTTGATATAATACTTGTTTTAAAGTCATTAAAAATTTTACTGCGTTTAAGTTACCTGCATAAATATTACCAAAGAAATTTATTATTGTATCTTTGGCATCTTTCCCATACTTAGAATACTTACCTTGTTTAAAAAGGTTATATTCTCTTATATATTCTTCTGGAAATTCAAATATATATAACACTTGGTTATCTATATCTACGGAATCTATAAAATACGGATTCTCTACTAATTTATGTTCATAAGCTGTAAACTCAGGGTTCTTAAATGAAAAATTGTATAATAAAAACATACAATTTTCATACTTTTCATTTGGATCCATTATATATGTATCTACCAAACTACTAAAGAACTTAATTTCAACTACTTCAGCTAATAATGGTAATAAGTAAGTTTTAGATTTATTATATCTAATATTACTCATTTCTATTATGTTTTAATATTAAAAAACTTATCGTTCAAGTCTATAGTACCTTTACCTTCTATAATATTTCTAGGAAATGTAAATTCCTTATTTGCAAAATGCCATACTATTTCATCTAGGGTTTCATCTAATCCTTTATAAAGGTAACCACTAGTTGTAGTAAATCCATCGCAAGCTGCATCATGCCATTTTTGTGTTATATCAAACACTAATGGTATTTGTTCAGTTCTTCCAATATATAGAAATTGAAATGGTAATACAGCGTAATCTTCTACACCAAGTTCTTTCATAATAGTAGGCACTGCTTTCATATAAATTGCTTCTTGAAAGTAATATCTATATTTTAAAAAACTTGTTAAAAATTCACTGGATTTTGATTGACCAGTTTTCAAATCAATTAATCTTATTGTTTTTTGTTCATGGTCCAATATAACCATATCAATAATTCCTCTAAATTTAACATTTCTATATGTTATTTCAAATTTATATTGATCTTTCCTTTCAAATCTATCTGAAAAGATATAACTTGAATGAGTATGCGTTTGTAGCACTAATGCTAAATCCATACCCAAATTCATTTGAGAGGTAGTAATAATAGTTTTCCCATCTGTATTGTAGTGGGATTTAAGATAATCCCAAAACTCTGGAATATCAAAATTTGCAATCAAAGTTTCATCTTTACTTCTTTTCCAAAACTCATTCTTTTTAACTATACTTAATACTTCTTCTTTTGTTGGTATAGTAACATAATTTTTTAATATTATATCTACTACCTTACCTAATGTTGCTGTTGGTTTTTCACCATCAAATATTTCATATATACTATGAAATTTATCTCTACTAAATAGCCAATCATCAGTAATAGAACCTATCCTAACTCCTTCTGAGTTAAGTTCTCTTCTTGCTATTAAAGCTCTAGGCCCATTTCTACTAAAATCAGATGTTCTACTATAACTTAAATAAATATCAACATCTACATTTGAGCCATACAGCTCGTCCAATCCTTCATCTTTCATAATTTGTTTACTATGTTGCGTCTATTAAAACATCTAATACAAGATTTTCTAATTCTTGACAATATAATAATTGTTTTACATCAACTTCATCTGTTGTAAAAGAAGCTGTAATATCTAAAAACTCACACTTTTCATCTACTAATAATCTAAGGTCGGTTAATTTATTAGTTTGTAAATAGTTTATTGCTTTAATATATTCTTTATCTTCAAAAACAAATTTAAATAAATTGATAATTTCTAGTCTTGTTTCTCTAGTCATTTTAAAATATTTTTATAAATACTCCTGGGTTTACTGAATCTACAGTAAACCATCTTGTTGTTCTTAGATTTTTTGTAGTTGGTAATTCACCATCTATACTCATAGGAATAGGGAAGACAAATTCTACATTGTCATCCTCTATAAAATTATGTGCAGTAAATAAATCTTGAATAATCTCAACACTATTGCTGAAATCAAACAATCTTTTACTACCTCTCACATGGTGATAACCTATAAATAATGGGTTTTCTTTACCAATCTTCATTTCTTCAAATTGAACTCTAAGATTTTCAATTTGATTAGGACGTGTAATATCTACATATCCTTTCACTTCCTTCTTTCTAGAATTAAAGGACTGAATACCCAGCTTCCTAATGTATTTGTTTACAGTAGGAGAGCTGAATATGCCTTTACTAGTTTTTACTTTTGAGTTTTTTAAACTCGGTACATTATTTGGTATCCAAATCATTTCTTTCTTTTTCATTGTAATATTTAATAAAGCCTATTATTTGGTCATAAACATGATTAATATTAATACTTAGCTTAATTTCTTTAGAAAATTGCCCTGATGTAAGAATATAATCATAATAATCATCTAAATTATATATTCTTCCAACAACTGGCATTAACCAATCCCAAGAAACATTATAAGCTAATTCATACCTATCAGATTCATATGAAATATCCGACCAATACGGAACTTTTCTTGATTTATCTTTATTAATTACATAGTCTTTACCATATATAGGATGAGTTTTCCATCCCATAAATTCTGCAATAAGTTTATTATTTTCTACCATATTATTTTATTTGATTCTCCTCCTAACTGCTCTAAAATATCATTAGCCTCTTTAGTAAATGAAGCGTCAAATTTTCTTTTATTTGCTATAGATTCAGCAGGGTGTTCAGCACATACTATATGATTATTTCCTGTAATATAAGGTTTAAAAGCCTGTGCTTCATCACCTAATAGAATAAATACAGTATTTTGATGCCATGAACAAATTGTTTTAATTACCTCTCTAGTAAAGTTTTTCCAATATAACTTATGTTGCATTGGTTCTTTTGCTAAACTAGAAGTTAAAGCAACATCCATAAAGAATACGCCTTGGTTAATAATATCTTTAAATGTAGGATCTTGATGCATTTTAAATCCATCATACTCACTTTTCTCAATACCTTTAATAAAAGCTATTAATTCTTGTGAGAAAACATGACCATACGCATCGTTATTACCTAATGGTATACCCATACTTCTAAAATTTGTGTAAGGTTCTCTACATAGTATTACAGTTTTAATAGTTGCAAAACTAGTGTCTTTAAAACATTTAAAAATATCTTCTTTTTTGGGATACATATTCCCTCCTTTATACTTTTCATGAAGAAATAACATAAGATTTTCCATATATGGAGTATCGAGCAGACTATCTTTCAATACGTCTGCCCAATCTTGTTCCATAAGTTTGTCATGATCTATGTTTAAATCATAGTCAATGTTAACTATACTCATTATCCTCTCCATATAACTTGACCAGGTGCTACAACCTCAGGCATAGGTGCAACATCCTCATCTATCATACCTCTAATTTGAGCAGCCATACCACGCCCACCATCAATAAAATTAGGATTAAAATCTCCACCAATTCTTTCATCGAACCCATAGTTAACTATATAATCCTTATCATTACCACGTTTACTAACACGAGTTTTAGATAATTCTATATCATCATCTGTAGCTTTACTCCAAACAATACGTTTTCTATTTTTAAAATTATCCTCATCCCCATTAATAATACCTTGTCTTGCATCACCATAAAAATGATCTTTTCTATATCTAAGATACTCATAAAGATATCCAGCATAGATATTTATGTCATTATTTCCATATTTAGTATATCCAGCCATTTTATAACCTATATCTGAAATACTTAAACCGTTTAAGATTTCAGGTTTTTCAAGAATAGCTTTTTCATTCTCTATTACAAAATTTATAATAGATGCACATAGCATTAGGTAATACATAATTTTTTCATGGTCATATGTTGGAGTATGTAATCTAAACTCCACGGTCTGCTTATTTCCAAATAATAATGGAATAAGATTAACCCAATGATAACGACTTCTAATATTCCATTTACTGTTCCCACGAGGGTCAGATGGATGATATTCTACATTACTTAAATCATATCCTACATTTTTATACTTTTGGCCCATTGATAAATAACTATAAAGTATACTAAAATTATCTTTTAATTTACTTTTAGTAATTACTTTATCAAATTGAAACATTGTCTCATTAAAAGGATAAGGTCTAGTATAATGTTTTCTTTTCACACCATAATTAAATTGTTTATATAGTGGGAAAATTTCATACATTTGGTTTTCAAGTGTACACAATGTTTTAAACAATGCTAACATAAAACCTTCAGTTCTAGGAACATTACCTATATGATAATGAATAGAACAAGACTTATCATATGTAGTATACTTTTTTAATGCGTCTACACTATTAATAAGAGTTTGTAATCCTTTTTCTCCTTGTAAAGGTATGGTTGCATATTCTAACCCGCCTATACTACCATCTCTTAAAGCTATCATACCTACTTCATTAGTCAACGATTGAGGTACTTGCCCTTTAATGGTTTCAAATTCTACACCAAATGTTAAATCTCCTAATAACTTACCATATTTTGAAACATTAGAACTAATAGTTGGTTTATAAACATCTTGATGATATTTAATTAAACTACTCATTTGTCCTCTTGAATCATATGGTAAACCATTTTTAATATTACTATTAACTTGCCCTGGGTTTATAAATTCCTCAACACGATGTTTTAATCTATGAGCATAAGCATTAAAACGAAGATTCATTAAATATCCTCCACCTTTTATTACTTCATTACTTACACATGCATATTGGTCTCCTTCTGGTGTAACTAATTTTGGTAAATCAATACCAGCTTCATTACTAAAGAAACCTTTAATTAGTTTATCACCATGTAAACCTACAACTCCTTCAATAAGGTTAGTAGCATTCTTAATAACATACTGTTTTAAAGTATGATCAAATATTATATAACCAGTATTACTTTTATAATACTTTTCGTTAATAATATAACATTGTCCTGAGTCTTCTATTGAAATATCGCCAATTTTATAAAAAATGCCGTTAATTCTTCTGCAATCAGACCGTTTTTCAGTAGTATCATTTATTGTTACTACCATTTCATTGTCTTTTATGAGTTGTGCCATAATTATTCTTTTAATTCTATTGCAATTAATACTGTAGCGTCTTTTACTAATTTATTCAAAATAGCAGAAGCTATATTTGCTCTACTATTTTTATATTTTTCTAACCTTTTCATATAGGCTGGAAACTTTTGCAAGGCATCCTTAAACATATCATTAATATCATCATCAAGCTCATCTTCACTAGAAGTATCTAGTGCAATAACTTTGGTTTCTTTTTTTATGATATTATTTTCAAGTTCCTCTAAATTACCAACTATTAAATTTAGTTTTGTTTGATCAACCTTACCAGATTCAATAATCTTTTTAGTATCCTTCTCACAGTTAATTCTACTATCTCTAATAACTGATCTACTAATACAATTACCTGCCTCTACTACATATACTTTTTCTGAGCCTAATGGGCAGAATGTATCTGTAACTAGATTACCATTATACATAATCTCTTGACTTGCATGATTTTTAAACATAGAAGTAAGGTCAACAATAGGATGAGCAGCACAATATGATAATTGTTCTGCCGTAAGTTCTTGTAAATTCTTTTCACCCATAGACGTACAAGCAGTATAATCAGATTTGCTTCTTAACCTAATACCATTATGAAAATAATGAAAAGGCATAATAGTTATTGGATGTTCATCATTACTAATAAACGGATAAAATGCAGCATCTCTATCTTTAAATTGTATATCTTCTATACTAGAAAATTCATACTTAAAGAATAACTGATTAGTTATTGTTTTAAATTTACGTTTAGCTTCTTTTTCATCAAACCCTAAAAAGTAAAACCCAAAGCCTTCTACAAATGTAAAAATACCATTTATTTTATGACCATTTCTCCAATAACGTAACATATTCATATAGATACGATTACCATAGAAATTAAGTTTCTCAGCAGGTGTTTCTGTATAAATATTATTATTTATCTGTATTTGTAACAAATTAGTGTTAGTTGCAGCATTATGAGCATTATTAACTTCAGCATCTCTTTTATCTTTCTTGTCTTTTCTCATCTGCCAAGTTTCAATTGGTAGTTGACAAGTTGATGCATCATTGTCATCATTAGGATTATAATCATTCATTTCAAACCTACTATTATGTCTTGCATAATCATTATGAACAACTGTTTTGGTCATAGCTGGACCAGTTTGAAAACTAGTAGCTCTACTAATTTTAGTTCTTTTAGCATTTTTTACATCACCATCAGTAATTTCATAAATTACATTAGGTGCAAATGACCAAGAATTCTTAGTAGTTGCACCAATACCTAGTAAGCTAGAGAAAATTGATGAAATATATACACTATTTTTAGATTCTTGATAGAAATACAAAGGTCTTTCTATTTCCACGTCAGAATCTTTCCAATCACGTTTTCTTGATTCACCATGAAAACAATACATTACATTAGGTTTATCTGTATCTGTCCACACTAAAGCAGCAGCACCAGTATATTCACTTAAAACTTTATAATTTTTAGTTTTAGAAATAATCTCTAAAATTATTTCACTATCAATTTTAGTTCTAGTTAATGGAAATCTACTAGCTGATTCTCCATTAGGAGCTTCTGTATCAATTCCATATTGTTTTGCTAATGGGGTATGATTTAACAAGGTTCCATTATGTACTCCAATCATCTTATACCCTCCACCTCTACTAGTACCATATCCAAAAGGATGGGCATTAGCTATTGTATGAGCTCCGTAGGTACTTTGTCTAGTATGTCCAAGTACTAAAGGGTATAGTTTTGGATTATCATAACTAGAATTTGCTAAGAAATTTCTAAATAATTTTTGTTCATCAATTCCAATTGATATTTCTCCATCTTTACTGATACCACAAGAATGTACTCCTCTGGTCTCATTATGTATTCCTAATATATTTAACTTATTTCTATTAAATTTCTTTGGGTCTTTCCCAGCCCATCCAAAAATTCCACATGTTAATGTGTCTAATTTAGGTTTAAAAATTAATATACTTAATGTATGGATAATTAATAAACCTAATATTATATTTACTATCATTCGTCTTTGTTTTTAAATTTTTTTATTATGTTTTCTGAAAAAGTTATTAACTCCTCTTTAGTTGCCATTCCTTTCATAGAATTAGCTAATCTTGATACTATCCAAACATTACCAGGGATATACCCTTTCGTATTATCTATTCTATCTATACTAGCAGCATTCCAATTAAATACACCTTTAGTTATTTTGTAATCTAACTTTATATTTAATAATGGGCAATACTCTACTACATCTAGATGTGTCTCTTCTATATTAAATTCTAAATTTCTACCAGAGTACTTTATTTTAGATTTTAAGGTAGATAATTTATGTTTTAAATAATTTTTATTTACATATTCTACTTTAGAATTTTTATACTCTTCAGATGAATAATAGGATTGCATTTTATCAGATTTACGATAACTTATATCATATTCTTTTTTACAATCCTTACACCATCTGTATAACCCATCTTTTGATGTCTTATCTTTGTGAAAATTATTTAATTTAATATCTTTTTTACATTTACTACAATATTTCATATCTTTATATTTTTATTTATGCAAAGATACGATATTTATGTGAGATATCCTAATGATTTCTACACATTTTTATAATAAATATAATTATTTTTTATTTTACTAATTTTTCTTCTTTTACTTTTTTAATCTCCTGTAATAATTCAATAGCACCGCCTTTATCATTTGTATCAATGATTTTTTTAGCTTGATCTGAATATTTAGCGATAATTTCAGGAAGAAATCCTGAATTTACTAAATCAATAGCTTCCATTGTTTTATTATATGCCCATTCAATTAATTCATCGTTTTGAATCCAAAAATTAGATAAAGTTCTATACTCTACTCCATATTCTTTAAATCTAAAACATCCTGCATTACCATACATTTCTCTTCTTCTATCATCTGTATCTAGATTAATAGATTCAAGACCTAATGTAAAGTCCATTGCATAGACTATTTGTTCACTAACTTCTTGTTCTGGGTTTTCATATCCAATATGAATGTGCCCACCACAAGTACGTAAATTACCACCTGCTTGAGGTGCTATATTAAATTCTTTTAAATGGACATTTAAATCTGGATCACATCCAAATAATAAAGCTTGTTCAGTTTGAAGATGTTTAGGATCTAATTCAGCAGAAGCAGAGATGTTTAATTTTCCACCATGTATTGTTGCTAATGCTTCTAAATAATCTTTTACCTGATTAATATTATTTTTAAAATCAAGTGATGAACCTGAAGGTGGAATGTTAAACTCTATCATAACATTATCTTCTTGTATATAATGACCATCTTCACTAATAGCTCTTGGTTCTTCTTTAGTCCCTCCTATTAGGCCTTCAGCAGAAATGATTTCTCCATTTACTTCTAAAAATAATTCAGGGTCTGCACCTAGTGTTACATTTTTTATCATTTGTTAAATTTTTAAATTAAATAGTCTTCAATTAGGTTTAAGCACATTTCTTTTGTACGTTTATCACAACTATCAAATTCAGGGTGACCTTGAATAGCCAAACTTCTTGTCATAGGATAGTATACAATTTCTGATTCTACAAATTTTTCTGGTAATTCTATTTGTGTATCATTACCATCTAAATAAACCAAACTTCTATGTTTAGTTGACCAAGCTAAAATATTGTATTTATGTTTAGGGAGGTTAAAAGGAAACATCATTTGATGATGTGTAGATGTTATTTTATATATACTAGGTTGAGAATTTCCTTCAAAATGCATAGTAATATCATGTGTATTACCATGTCCTTCAACATGTTGAATTAACTTACCACCTGACATAGCAGTTACAAATTGAGAGCCTCTACATATACCTAATTTTGGTGTAGTTACATAGATTTCAAATATCTCTTTACATAAAGAATCTCTCTCTGCACTAATCATAGTTCTTGAGCCTTTATTTCCTTCTCCATATAAGATAGGTGATACATCTGCACCTCCACTAAAATAGATAAAATTCAATGATTGCCTTTTTTTCAATAAATCACTAAATAAGATTTGTTTTACAGAAAACCTACTACTAAAGAAATCTAATTCATTAGGTGAAAGTTCATTTTCTACACCTATATATAGGCTTCTTTTTTTATTATTATCGCTCATGTTTTTCTAAAATTAATTTTGTTAATTCTGTTTTATATTTTTCAATTGTAATATCTCCAAAAGATGGAGCTGAATTAATCTCTACAATAATAAAATTTGGATCATTACGAACCACACCTTTATTATTAGTAGATGATTGTATTCTTAAATCAACTGCACCAATATCTAATCCTACTGCATTTAATGCTTTAACAGATTCTTCAAGTACTTTATCCCAATTACTTGGTTTATCAAATAATTCATTTTCTTCAAGAATCCAAACACAATGTTCATCATTACGATACCATTTGTCTTTATCTTCTGTGTCTTGTTTTAACATCTTTCTACAAGTATAAAAACAACCACTATTTGTGATGTGTAATCTATATTCTCTAGAATAGTTATAATACTTTTCAAATATATAATGTGAAGTATTTTTACCTACTAACCAAGCTGCTAATGCTTCAGCAGAGTCATGCTTTGCATTTCCTTGGTTTCTACTTCCAAAATAACTTTTAGAAATAATAGGATAAGGTAAATTTTCTAATGTATTATTTACATCTTTACCTACAAATCCTCCATTACGGTATGTCCACCAATCAGCTGTTTTTACATTACCATCTGCAAAACATTGTTTCATTAGCATTTTACTAGATGAATTCTTAATAGCTTGTACTGTATTTATCTCTAACCTATTTCCACCATTTGATACAGCATCATCATATTCAGTAGTTGAACCGAAACGAATTACTGATTTAAATGGGAACATAGGAAATGTTCCTCTTACTCTTAAAGGTGCGTGAGAAGGATGTCTACTTCTAACTCTAGTTCTAAAATATTTAAGCATATTGATTTATCTTTTTTTGTTCCACATATTCTTTCCAATCTCCTGTTGTACAAGTTTCATAATGTGCTGCGCGACCTTCATCTGCATAAAAATAAACTGATGCTTCTCCATAAGGAGTTTTAATAGTTTCTTTATTATACATATTAAGTTCATGGCCTGGTCCTGAATAACCTTCTAATGTATCAATTCTATTTGCTACTTCTTGTGTCACTCTATAAACCTCCATAACTACAGAGGTATGACCATGTTTTAAAAGACCTGGAAATGCACTTAATGATTTTAATACATAAATAGGTGCTGTTTCAAACATACCCATATATGTTGCTTCTTTTGTGTCTAATAATCTGTGGTTTCCAAAACCTTTTCTAAGTGATCCGTATACTGCTACTAACATATTTATTTTTTGTTTTAATTTTAAAATGGTGCTCCTGTGAAGTCTTTATCATGTTGATGCATTAATACATCTAACAATAATATTGCCGTCTCAGTGTCTTTGTGTTTAATTAAATCACTATAATCTTTTGATTTATATAATGATGGTATTTCGATATTGGGTATATTAAGTAAATCTGCTAAATTTTCAGCATATTCTCTTCCCCAATTAGTTTCTTTATCATAATCATTATCATATAAAATCCAGATTCTTTTGAATCTACCTCTTAATTCTTGGATTATGTGTAATTTAGGTGTTGTAGTCTCTGATTGTAATGACACACTTGGAATACCTGTAGTTGAATAAATAGCCATAACATCTTTCAATGATTTAGTTATTATTAACTCCTTACCAATAGTTGGTAATTGACTCCAACCTTGCCAAATTGAACTATCATGATTATTTAACCATTTATATTTTTCACTATATGGTTGATAAATCTTATAAGTTTCTTGTCTACCTTTATGTTCAGTAAATGCATAGGCATACTTATCAGCTTTAATAGGTGATTCATTTATAAAAATATAATCAATAGGCTGAACTCTATATTTTAATAACGTTTCAGAGTCTATTCCAAACTGTAGCCAAAATGCATAATCATATGCCATCCATCTTCTACCTCTTTTACCTAAGTTCATTTGTCCTTTTTCTTTAATTAGGTTTTCTCTTGTCATTACTTTAGTACTTGGTTTATAATTAGATGAAGTTTGTTCAATTCTTTTTACTATAAATTTGTCAGCAATTCCAAAATCAAGTGCTATTTTACTCATAGCTTCAAAGAAATTCAAACTAAAAAATTTTTGTACAAATTTAATACAATCTCCTGAACCTAGTACAAAATCATTATAACATATTTCTCCTGATTCACCAACGAAAAATCCAAATGATGGATCCTCTTCATCTCTTAATGGTGATAATATCTTGTGAGACATATCAATTTCTTTACCTATATAAAATCTATAAATATCTATGTCTTGGATATGCTTTAATAGTTCTCCTTTAGTTATGTGTTTTCTGTTTAAATCTATTACCATATTTTTAGAAATGAAAAATAAGGGGAAATTAATCCCCTTATCTTAGTTTATATTATACCCAACTTTCTTTTTTAGAGTCTGTTGCAGAGTCCGCTGGTGCATCTTGTGCAATTCTTTCTAATAAGTCATTAGGTGTTGCTTTTAATCTAGATGGGTCAGTTCCTGCTGGCTCAATAAAATTAAAATAACGTAATCCAAGAAACTTACCTGGATAACCTGTTGTTCCATAAGAAGCAAATACATTTACTTTTATATTAGGAGCTTTTTCTCCTATTAAAGCAAATAATGTATCATATGCTTCTTTTGCATTACTTACAGTAGGGAAAGTATAATCATTTCCTACTACAGCTTTTGCAACGTGTATTACTCTCCCAACTTCTCTAACTGCAGCTTGGGCATTCTGGTCTTCTGTTTTAGCAGAATTAGCTTTAGGATAATAAAACCCTTGATTAATCTGGGCTGTACCATCACTTACTATTAGTTTATAATCAGGGTGATTATCTGGTTCATCTTGTTTTCTCTTCTCCACAGAAATATCAACATTTTTCACTACTCCACCTTGTCCGTTATTAAATATAACAGATCCTCCAAATTTCTTCTCATTCAAATCAAACATAATCTTTCTTTCGTTTTATTTATTTATAAATATTTGAGACCAATCTACTTTTAGTTGTCCTGCCTCATCAGACTTAGCCACTACAATTTCTTTACCTTTTAGATGATCACATCTAGACCCTGATAATAAATTCTCAGAGGCAATAAAGTTAATTATAGTTTCTTTTTCTTTTCTATAAAGGTATCCTACTGCATCTACTTGAGAACATAAGATTGATGACTGTCTTCCTGTTAGGGCTAAACCACGTTCATTCATTTCTTTACCTTCTTTTTCAACTAGTTTATCCTTAACATGTCCTAGTAATATTAATGTATCACATACATCTTCTAACTCACTTAGAACCATACTTAATGCTTTTCTAGTATATCCATATCCTGCTCCATTTGGTAGAGATATAACATCGTCTCCTTGCCAATTACGACCAACACTAGTTTCACGATACATTTTACCAGCTAAAGGTAATACAATTTCTTCTAAAGCAGTTACAGTATCTATTGCTAGATATTTATATGTGTAACCTTTTTTAGCTTGATTGCTTTCCTCTATATCATTAATTAATTCTTTAAGGACTACTATTGGTAGTTTATTTTCCTCTTTAGAAACTTTTAAAACATCGTATTTTAGGGCATCTACAAAATGACTCCCACTCTCTAAATCTATAATCAAACAATTATCTAATTCAGACACTACACTGGTTTTACCCATCTTAGGTTGACTAAAAATAACCATTGATTTTGGATTTACTCTTGATGCTTTACTCTTTTTACTCGGTAATTCACTCATTCATTCTATCTCCGTCCTCTTCATCCACTATTAAGTTAATTAATAATCAGATATATACCTATGTTTAGCACGAACTAATAATTTATAACTCGCACTACCAGGCCCAACCTGATTAATCAAATTATTTAGGTATTCTATACCTTTTGTAAATTTTGTTACCATTTTACGTTAATTTTCTCAAATAGTTTTCCATTTCTAACCTCTACAAATTGTACAGGTCTATTATGTAATTTTGCATACTCTATTTCTGCACATACTCCAGTTGACTTACGTAAACGGTCTATACCCTCATCAGGTATTAATACCCATAATTCATCCGCCCAATCAATAAATTGATAATCTATATGTTGCCAGTAATCCCAAGTATGGGGTACTTCAAATTTATCAATTAATGTTAGTGGGTGAGAATGGGTTATTGGACTATACACATTAAATCCTTTATTTAGTATTAAAACAGAAGCTATATTAGCTTGTTTAAAACTACTTTCAGTCATTCCTGTATATGATATAGCCAAATAAATTTTTCTTAGTTTTTTATCCATATTTATTATCTGTTAAAAACTTATTCATTGAAGTTCCTCTAAATTTTAACAAAGAATCTACATTCTTTGGTATAATATCACATATAACTAAAGAATGGTTTCCCCAAGAATTATAAGTTGTATCTATAGGCATAACTATATTCTTGTTTACAAGTTCCATTAAAAAATACAGAGGGTCAGTTATAATTCTATCTTTAGCTCTTAAATCTATAAAAAATTGTTTATGATTAAAAACACATGGTTTATACCAAATCATTCTTAAAAAGTTTAATAATACTAAATTATTATAATATTTACTTTCACTTATTAAATCATATCTAATATATGTTTCTTTAAATTTAGTTACAATTTTACATGGTGTTATCATATTAATAATATCTACCATAGCTTTTGTAGCTGCTAAAGAGTTAATATTGGTTCTAAAATCACTAATATAAATTTGCTTAATTGATGGTCCTTTATAAGTATAGTGTATTAAACAATTATATTTATTTATCGTTCCATCAGTATAATTAACTATAGTTGGGTACATTAAGCTATACCAACAAGCACTATTTTTAACCTTTACTAACTGTTTTTCTCTGCCAATATCTATATGATAATGACAACTATAATGACTCTCTGTTCTCATTTTTTAAATTTTAATTATTCTTCTTTTGTAAAGTTTTTATCTTTAAACCTATCATCTAGGTCTTTTCTAAATAAATACATATAAGATAAGAACATTGCATTACACATTATATGTCCTACGTGGTCTAAACCACTTTCCTTATCTTTATCTACTCCATCTGAAAAGGAATTTATATGTCGTTGCATGCTATCTAAAGTTTCAGAATATTTTAGACCTTTTCTCCAATTATGGTCATCATATTTTTTAGCACCAAACATTAGTACTCTAACTAAAGGTTCTAATGCTTTCCAACTAACTAACCCCCATCTTAATTTCCCTTCATTCTTTCTTTCTCCTAATTCCATATTTACCTTCCTGTTGTAGACTCAATGAAATTATAAACCTCTTTTATGTTAGCATTATCATAAGGTAAAGGTAGTTCTCTAAAAAAGTTTACAGCTCCATCAAAGAATAGTGGACAAACTGTGCCACCACCACCACTTCTACCACCAAGTATTTCTAAAAACCTTATATTATCTCTAAAAAAGGTTATATCATATCCTTGGTACTCTCTTATCTCGTGTCTAAACGGACTAAATAGTCCTATTATAACATTAGCATCCCGTTGAGTTAATTTGCAATCGCCAAGACCATCTAATGAAGGTTTTAATCGACCTACCTTCATATTCTCGACTGATTCTTGTGCACTTGCTTGTTGTTGAATAACAACTGGAATGTAGTTATATTTATTCCTGAGTCTTAAAAGATAATCTGAAGACAATTTAACAATAGAAGCATGTAAGCTCATTTTGTGTCCATTTTCTTCTTCTGTAGAAATTAAACCTACATGGTCAATAAAGACCATAACATACTCTTCTGGATCATTAGGTTCATAATAATCATCAATCTCTGTTAATGTACCTTTGATATTGATAGTTTTTTTGTACTGTGTCCCATTGGCTTGTGCATAGGAACGGACAAATTTATAAATACCTGTAGGATTTCTAATATCATCAATGAACTCTACTATTTCTTCAATCTTCTTGAAATATGGTTCATATTTTGCTATTAACTCTAAAATTTTAATATCTAATATTTTATCTGCTTTAGTACTTCTAAGGTCAGTAGGAGGAATTCTTACCCCTTCTTTAACATATATAATGTTAGAGAATGCTGATAACATTTTCTCCTCCTTAGACATCTCTAAAGTAAAATAAAATATCTTCAATCTAATGTTTAAAGATTTATCAATTACTTGTTGAATAGTATTATACAAAAATAGCCAATCAGCTATTTGAGTTTTCAATTTTGTTATTTCTAACGATTACTAAAATATTTCTTATTTTCAAAAAATTTTTTAAGTTCTATACCAAATTCATCAACTCCTCTACGTGGAGCATATAAACGCCAGTAACTTCCTGTGTAATTAGTAGTAGAATCTCTAACTCTATATACTTGTTTGTTTATATCATTACAAAACATACCAACTAAATTATCAAGTGACATTACAGTATTAAAAAACTCTTCATATGTGGCTTTAGGATAATAATTTAAACAGATCCTGTATAAATCTCCCATAGATCTATTGCAATCCTTTCCACATTGTTTTCTGTTACTTTTAAGATGATATGTTTTATTACTGTATATATATCTTGATAATAATAATCTTACAAAATTCTTAAAAACTTTAGAATAAATTTTATGTTTTGTAATGCCAGCTTTTGAAAGGTATAATATTCCTCTTCCTCTTAATTTTATTTCTATTTTATTAAATTTTTGTTTCATATTTTAGAAATTTAGAAAGTTAAGTCATTTCTACTTAACTCTATAATTTAATATCAATTTTTAATGAATCAAATAGTTTATCAATATAAGCAGCATCATATTTAGTATCCTTTGTACTTCTACCATAGTTAAATGTAACAGAATTTACATGACCTGGTATAATTTTACTAGCCCATATAGATATAGATGGCTTTTGACATTTCTCATAAAAGCTATAAAATATTACTTTATTAATACCACCACATACTCTTGCTCTGAATTTAGTTTCATATAAAGCTTGTAATACCATCTTTTCAGTTGCTCCTTTTTGTTTATAATATTTAAACAAATCATCAAAGCTTCTTCTATCATAGATCCCTTTGTCTTTTTTAAATAGAGTACTTCTAAAATACCTCTTATGATTTACTTTATTTAATAAATCTTTTTTTAACTCCTTTAAATTCATCTTTAATTAATTTTTATTTTTATAGTTCGGACTATCTCATCAACCTATCTATGTATTACACATTTACAGTCATAATCATGATGTCCTTTTAATGCATCATTATAACATTCTGTACAACATTGTATACCTTCTGTTATAATTGTTGCAATATTATCACAATCTGTACATAGTATAGGTTGCCCATTGTTAGTCTCTACGTCCTTTTGAATTTTTGATATTGTATTATCTATAGTTGATTGAAATCTATCATCACAACTATATCCAGCTTTATAATAAGCTAAACCTTTCATAATATTTTCAATATTTCTTTTATTCAACTGTGACACGGGATTGCCTTCTTTTTTTTCAGTTTCTACACCGTTTTGTAAAGCAAGTCTAACTCCTACTGAAACTCCTAGTTTATAATCATCCCACCATTTAGGACTTCCTAAAAATTTAGTTAATCGTTTTACTTCTTTCTCAAGTGATAGCATAGGATTGCTTTCTGTTTTTTCCATTATAAATCATCTCTAGTTAAGTTCTTAATATACATCTGTAAATCTCCATTAGGATAACCTACCCTTCTTGCAAAGGTATGTTTGTATTCAAATCCTAATGTTTTTAGATTGGATCTTAATAAGTGCTCATTTGGAGATACTATTACAAAGACAGCTGTCTGGCCTCTACCATATGTATAATCTACTTCTTTATTAATAAGCATTTCCATAGTAAGCCGTTTTAACTTAGCTTTAAATTCATCTAAAGTTGTGTCATCTCCTACATTATTTAATTGACATAATGCACAGCATGCTGTTGTTGTTTTTTCCATTATAATGTTTTTTTAAAAAAGGGTTTCCCCGTTAGCTAATTATTTTTAACAAATACTTTTTTAACCAAGACTTAGAAGTAAATTCTCCAAGTTTAATTAATTGTTCAATTGTTAAAATTCCTTTTTTCTTTCTTTTTAATATTATTTCTTTTGCTATTCCATCTTGTTTAAATCTTGCAACATAGCCATCTCTATTTCTGATTTGATATTTAGTAAAATATGTTGCAAAATATTGGAAGCCATAACCATAACCTGTTGGTATTGCTACACAAGATATTAATATAAAATATTTTGCTAAATTTTCAACATATAATTTGGATGTTACATTTATTGAAAATGTTACTTTCTGAGCTGCATGTAATACTTTAGCCACTCTTTCTATAGCTTTAGGTGTACACAGTGATGCAAAACTTGATACTTGATCTAAGTAACAATGTTTACAATTACCAATTGCGTCTTGGTAAAAAATTGTACTATAATCTGAAAGATACACTTTATATACATCTGTGTCACACATATTTGGAATACAGTCTTCTAGTCTTATATTTATCATTTTTTCTTAATTAACCCCCATTTCTGGGATTCTGAGTTCAATTACATATTACTATGCAAAGGGGCAAAATCTACCTACTTTCGTTTATATTCCACATAAGACGTAACTCTTATATGCGTTTATGATAAATAGTATATATGGTAGGTCTATCCTCAATAACTTTTAAGATATTGGTTATTTTCCACGAGTACTGTACCTGCTTATACTTCTTAATACTATTTACTTTAACTGCTATATATTTCTATATAGACTGGACTATATCTTCATCTACTTGAGATGGCTTCCATTTCCAATACCATTAACTTGTATTGTACGTGCTCTATTGCACTAGTCTCTGAACGTTACTATTTCTAGTCTTCGCTGCTGATTGTCTTATATAAAAAAGACACTATATTAGTGTCTTAATTATACTTAGAGTTTCCAGCAATTAAAAAGCTAATCATCTAGATGTCACCATCTAGCGTAGCAATTAAATTGTTATTAATAAATATTGTTTTTTAAATTTTTGTTGTACTTTTATTGCATAACTTATACTAGGTCTGTGTGTTTTAAAATATTCAGCACATTCTTTTAAAGAATTAAATTCCATAATTAATTCTCTTGTACTATAATCTAATACTTGGACTTTCTTATATAAATATTCCATATTTTTAGTATCTTTTTTATAAGGAGATAATATTTCTTTATAATCATATGACCATAAATAATTACCTGCTTTTTTATAAGTACCATTAATATATCTACATATAGATGATTTAGAAATATCACACTCAGATGAAGCTTCATTAAGGCTATTATATTTACATATATATTCTCCATTTAAAGAGTACTTATATATAACTTTAGTAGCTAATATTATTTCACCTATTTTAATTTTGTATTTCCTTGTATTAGATTGTTTAAGTCTAGACTCTTTAGGAAGGATATTTCTATCTACTTCTAAAGTAATATTATATAAAGGTTTTAATATATCTATATAAAATTGTTCTCTACTTATTAACTTATTTTCTTCACATTTTTCTAATATATAAAAATTAAAGTCATTCTCTGTATTATTATTCCAAGAATTTTGTAATAATATATTACAATGCTTTAATTTTTTTAATGTATAAAAATGATTATATAACCTAGTTCTAATGTTTTTAGAACTACCTATATATTGTTTACCATTTTTAATATTTATTATGCAGTAAATACCACTGCAGTTATAATCTTTTGTTATTTTCTTCATAATTTATATATTTATACAAATATACGAAATTAAATTCAATAATCCTAATTTATAACTGCTAATTTTATAACTTTATTTATTATAACTAATTACTATTCGCTGTAATTAAATAATATTTACCTTGCTCAATGCCAGGTAATTCATTTTCAAACCGAGGTAACCCCCATGGTATACAATTAATTTGCCCATTAAGTAACCTCTGTCTCTTTTCTATGATATTGTCATAGACTCTTGTATATAAACTTGTTTCTTTCATATTTAATTTAATTTTGAAGTCCATTCATCTCTACTAGGTAATCCTATCTCCTCTATATAAGCAGATAATCTGGATGACTCTTCACGATTGTTCTCTTGTTTAAATATAAAATAATCAGCACGTTGTAAGAATCTATAATCTCCATGTAAGCTGTCAATATAAATATCAACTGCTTTTAGGATATCATCGAATGTATATTTAGAGTTTTCTTTCATCCATCTTGTAAGTTTAATTTCACATGACTTTGGACTACCCATAGAACCAGCTTTTAACCCTTTCCATTTGTCTCTAAATAATTCAATTCTACCATCAATCTCTTGATTAATAGTTCTTTGTGATCTTTTAGTAGTCTTCTTAGAAGGCTCTAAAGCATCAGGTATTTCTACTGTTAAAAACTCTAATAGTTCTACAGATTTCTCCCTTAATATATATTTTGTCTTTTCTTCATCTGTTATAATTTTTATTAGTTTTTCTCTTTGTAATTTTTGTAAGTCTATATTAGCTATATTAACTTCTTTCTCTTCAAATAAGTTATATAGAAATAAGAGATCTTCTACAGAAATATTGAAATCATTTAGTACAGTAAAATTTAGTACTAAGTTTTTTCTCATTCAATATATTTAAAATTCATTTAATTTTTCGTCTATTAATGATTCAGATAATTCTTTATCGATCATACCATCACCTTTACAAAATCTGCATAGTTTAAGATACTTTCCTTTAATTACTTCTTCACCAACCCCTAGACAATTGGGGCATTCTACTAGTTTACTCATTATTTAATATTTCTAAAGATTCATATAAAGCACTCTCTAATGCAGATTCATAATTAAGAAACTTTCTCATAGGATTATCAGTAATATCAAATGAAATTAAAGGTACATATGTACCATCTAATTCAACATCTGTACCTATATAATGTATTTCATAATCCCATTCAATACCTTCTTCATCATCAATAAAATCATCTATTTTGATATGAATATTATGAACTTTTCTTAACCATCTTTGTAATAATGATTGACTATGTCTTAATAACCATGTATCTGGGCTTAATAATAACGTATCTCTTTGAACATTAAACATCTCAGATCTATCTTCTAAATCAAAAATGTGATTAAAGACATCAAGTTCTATATTAAGTCCCTTTTTCTTAGCTAATTTAGCTGTGTCAAATGTTATTAATTGTTCTTTCATAATTATAAATAGATTAAAAATACCATAGTAATATTTGGATAAAACCTCTTTAATTCATTAGTTAAATGTTGATTAAATATTGGTTTCTCTTCTTCTGTTTTTAAACCCTCTATTTCATAAAAATGATTTAAAGAATTAAACTTTCCATAAAGTTCTATACTTCCTTCATTAGTATATACTCCAACTGTTCCATCGTTCATTTTAATAGTAATTTCTGTATTTGGATATAAATCTAATAATGTAGGTGGTTTTTCTGGTACTATAACTAATGTACTTAATTTATTTACACTTGGTATTAACATAATTTAATTAATTTAATGAATTAATAATTTTATTACAATCATCTATATAATATTGATAATTTATATCATATTCTTCTTTAATGAAGTTATTAAATAGTTTACATTTCCATCCTGATTCTATATTAGTTTCTCTGTCACTAGGGTCTACTAATGTTTCATCATCTATAATGTCAAAGATATTACCTTGTGTAGCATCTACAGTCATACGATGTTTATCAGTTTGTGTAAGATAATTTTTTTCTAATGGTTCTAATATTTTTATTAGTTCTACTCCTGAATCAGATATATAATATCTATTCATTTTATTTAGAGTTTCTTCTATAATATTACTACCTATTATCTTTCTACTTGTTAATCTATTAGTACCTTTCATTTTAGAACCAATACAAAAATCATATACACCATATGTTTTACCAAATGTATAATCAACTTTATCTAATAGATGAGAATGTATTGTATCTTCTACTGATATATTGTTTATAAAGTAATTAGCTAATGCTAATGGTACAATACGTTTACTATGATTTTTATGATAATCTCTATCTATTTCAAAGCATCCTTTAAACTTAATATAATCACCTTTAATAATATTAATATAATTATTAACATCTTTAGCAATAATTTTTTCACATACTTGAACTTCTAATGGTATATTTACAATGGATTCCGTAAGCTTACAAGCTTCTTCTAAATCTTTCAATTTATTTCTTGGAATTCTATACATTGCTCCATCAGTATTTTCAAATATAATTTGAGCATCTGGTATAACATCAAATACTTTTTCAGTAAGTAATGTTAATATTAACTGACCATTAATACAGATTGCTAATTGCCATTTAGGGTCATATAAGAAAGCATTTTTATCTTTACTTAAACCATAACTTCCATTAAGAATAATTTTTAATACATAATTTCTAGGGTCACTTTTAGGAAACTCTTTTCTTTTATCATAAAAACCTTCATATAATTCATTAAATACTTTAGCTGGAATATGTTCAGGATGTAAACCATTTCTAAAAGACAAATGTGGATAATAGGATGCAAAATCTACATCTACTAATATATAATCATCATCTGATTCATAAATACCTGGTTTACCAAAGGAATGTAATCCTCCCTCAGCATATTCTCTCACTACATTTTTATATTTAGTTGAAAAACTAATAGTATGTAGTTTTGCTTTTTCAATAGACATTTCAGAAGTATCAATCCAATTATATGATTTAAATCTTCTTAATGTGTCTTTATTTACTGAATCATTAAATTCAATATAATCAAATAATATATCTGTAACAGGAAAAGTATCACGATATGTTCTTAAAGCTTTAATATCTTTAACAGACATACCCATTTCTTTAGCAAGATATTTACTAAAGATTTCTTTACTCATCTTTATTTCAGAAGCATTAATTAAATTAAGCTGTTCAAAATCTGAATAGAACTGTCTTATTTCAATATGTTTCTTACTTTTGTTAAAGAACTCTTGTGTAGCTATAATATCGTTTCTACAATATAATATAGTTAAGTCTTTTTCTTCATCATTTAAAATACTACCAACTTTATAAGGTAAATCTGCTACATTTGGCATTCTCATAGCAAACTCTAACCATTTTAAACTAGTAGACTTATTCTTATTATCATAATGCCATATCTTAAATAAGTCTAATTGAGGTATTTTAGTTTGGTTATCCCATATACTTGAATACTTATTATTAATAACTATTTTAACTACTTCATATATTTGTTCAGAAGACCAGTCATCATTATTTTTTAATACAGTATGGTGTAATATAGGATAATCGAAATTTATATTATTAAAACCAACTAACATTAAGTTAGGTTGCTTTAAGAACAATCTCAATTGTTTTAAATCATTCTTTCTATCACTAATTTCAAACTCATAATATTCATCTGAATTTATAGGTTTAAATGTAGCTAAGAAAAAATTAGGGTATGTTTCTAAATCATAGATACATATCATTGTGTCTGTTTTTCATCATCATCATTTTCATTAATTTAATAAGTTTGCCTAACTTATCATTACCTCTAAGGACTAGAGTCTACCGTTAAAATATATCATAAGTTTTTACCTCTTTTTTTAAAATAAGTAAAATAGTGCCTGCATTTAAACAGCTTAATAAAAACCCTAATGTAAAAATAGTGTACACCCCATTAATTGGCATACATTTAACTTTATATGTAATACCAGAAGAATAGACCTTATCTACAGTTTCTATATGATTACTTCTTTCACTTTTAAATTTAAAACCTGGTATAATATCGTTCTTAGTATATTTCATAAGTTCCTGATTTTAGTAATTTAAGACGTGTTACACCGTCCGTTAATATCCCAGACTTATTATTAATTTTAAAACACCAACTTTTACTATATCCTAATCTATTTGATATACTGTATCCAGTTCTTTGATCTTGACATATAAAATATAGTCCACCTTGTTTATTTAGTTTACCATCTTTTATAATCGTAATATCAATCTTACAGGTAATAGCTTTACCTATCATCCTGTCTAATATTTCTTCAGTATATATCATAATCTTCGCCTATTTTTATAAGTTTAACTTCTTTAACAAATAAAGTAAATTTATTTTTAATATCATCATCACCTTTTTTCAATACTTGTATTGTAAGACCTCCAGACATTGTATCTATATTAGTCTCTTGATTTATTAAATAAACTACTTTATTTAGTAGATTATATTCGTGAATATATTTAGCTTTACTAATAACTCTAAAATATTTCATATGTTTTCTTTTTAGGTAAAGATACTATCTTATAAGTGTTATTATCTATACAACGTATTAAACTTGTTATACTAATTGGAAAAGGTTTATAAGTACTAGATCCTGTTTGAACAATTATAAAATCTATTTTATTTTTACTAACTATTTTATAGTTAGGTGTATGATTATTAGCAGTAACAGTAAATACTGCACCAATATAATCTTTAGGTTCTTTAAAATATTTCATAGTTCTTTCTTTTTGAATTAACTTCTGGTGGTTTTGGAAAGTTGTAATAATCGTTATCAAATTGTCTTTTTAAACCTCGATAATCTGTATTATTGACTGTAGATCCATCACTATCTTTAATAATATACATATTATTATTTAAAGAAAAGATAACTCTATAACAACCACTACGTTGAAAAACTTGTCCTACTTTAAAATTATATTTTTTATCTTCCATAATTAAAATGTTTCATAATTTGTATTATTAAAATAATCTTTAAATTTAATACATTTATATGTTTTAGGTCGTGATTCATAATAATTTGCTGCTGAATATGTATTAAACCTTTGTTGAATTAGATGGCACATACCTTTAAATGTAAAACCTTGTCTTTTATATTTTCCTTCCCAAGGCATCCTACCTGATAAATCATTTACCTCATAAGGAAATTTAAAGGAAAATAATTTTATAGCTTCTTCTTTACTTTCACAAATAATTGCTATTTCTAAATTATCTTCGAGCTTTTTTAAAGCTAATAATTTATCTTTCATATGTAATAATTTTAAAACAAATAGGGATATTTCTACCCCTATTTCTTAATTATAATAATATATTTTTTAATCTGCAGCTAATAATTCAGCAATCTTTTTCAAATCTGTTGCTAATTTAGCTTCAGCTGATAGATTTGCTTCTAATAGAGCTTTGGTTTGTTGTAATTTAACTAGTTCAGCTTTGTTTGCAACAATTGCTATTCTAGTTTTAATATCTTCATTCCATTGTCCTGCAGTACAACCATCTAATTTAAATGGATATTTTTTAATATCAATACCTAATGCTTCAGCTGATGCTTTATAAGCATTTGCTTTACCATTAACACTTGAATGTGCTGCAATTAGAGTTGATACTGATTCAATTTTATCAATTTCATCAAATCCACTTAATACTTTACCTTTAGTAGAATTTTCAACTGGACCATTGCCACTTAATTGTTTAATCTTTTCTACTACTAATTTTAACATTCCTGGAATGTCTTTTTGAGTGTAAGATGCTAAATCTTTTGCTGTTTCTGTACTAACTCCTGTTTCTTTTTTTTTCATGATTGTTACTTAATTTAATTTAATTATTATGGTTAATTGTGAAATTTGCATATTTTTTAATCAAATTTTGATTATCATATATGTCTCTTAATTTTCTATAATCTAATTTACAAATTATCATGCACATGGCACTTCCATTTGTATTAGTGTAATACATAGATTGAAATGAAATCTTAAAAGGTTTAAGAACTTTACGTATATGTTTACTATGTTCAATTTTAATATCCATAGTAAACATATATTTACCATAGTAATGTATTACTTTATATAAAGTATAAGCTAATTGTTCTTCAGTCATACCTATCATAAACTGAGCATTACCAATTGAATACATTTGACAGTTATGGAATGGACTTCTATGAATATCAAAACCTTTTGTATATCCAAGTCCTTTTACTCTGTACTGAACATAAAAGCTAGTATTACTAAGTCTAGGGGACATTGTTAAGTCATACATCATTATATACTGAAGTATTTAGCACCCAAATCATGTTGAATACATTTTAAATCCTCAATAACAATATGGGCTTTCTTACCTTTAAGAAATATATCTGTTAACTGCTGAACAATTGTTGTTTTATCATGAAACATAAATGTTACTTGATGTGATTGTGCTTTGTTTTTAAGTAGACGCTCTACTTTATCTTGCAAACTTACTCTTATTCGGTTGGCAGGATGGAATTGTGGTTTATTCACTTTTTATTTTTCTTATTATTAATCTCATTAAAGCATCAATAGGTATAGAACTATATCCTAATCCTTTAATATCATTAATAGACAAACAAGGTTTATTCATTAATATATATTCTTCAGCACTTTTTTTACTTGAAAATGAAAGAGATGGTTTATTTTTTTCGTAATATTCAGAAGCTATTTGCCTACAAGAAACTTTATTATTTATATCATTAAATGGAGAAGATATTATATAAAACTCATCATTTTTAATTATATCAACACAGTCTTCTGTTGTGAATAATGGTTTTTTAGATTTAAGTAAATTAGATAAATCTATAGTCCCAAGAATTTCAAATGGTGAAATTTTTATACGATTATCTATAGGGTCAATAAATATATTGTGAATGGTGTATTTACCAATAGCACAGTATAATTCATCTTTAACAGTAAATACTTCATTATCTGACAATCTCTTAACTTGCCAAATAACTTTTTGTAAATTATTAGAAAATCTTATTTCTAATATTTCATAATCTTTCTCTACAACTTCTTCCCAAAATTCTGGATAAGTCATAGGATATTTAATTCTAAATGAACTGTCACCTTTAGGCATATAAGTAATAGAGTTACCTACAGAAGAAGTAAATACAGTTGATTCTATAATTACTGTACCTAACTCAGGACTACCTGGATAGGTTTTAATGAGTTTAAATTTTTTCATTTAAATATATTTTTAAGTTGTTTATACTATTTTATATAATAATATAAAATCTTCTTATTGGGCTCGAACCAATAACTCCAAACCTGTTTTAAAAGGGTATTCTAACCAATTTTGCTATTATAGGATAAAGAAGATTTTATTTTTTACCATATTCGTTCATATTTTAATTTTGGTACAGACATATGGTTTCTTTTATACTTGATTATAGTATTAGTACATTCTTCTATATTATTATGTCTACATACATTAAATTTAAACCATTCTGATGTTAAATCCCCATACTTATTAAAATGTATAAATTTAGGTATAAAAAATAACTTTCTTGTTTTTACATAGTAATGGCCACTCTTTGTAGTATTTCTGTAGATGAAGAATCTTCTTCTAAAAATATTTAGAGTACGTATTCTAAATAATAATGTTCTTATTAATTCGTTCATTTTCTTACTCTATTTTTTAATATTCTTATGTAATTCTTCTCTTTAAACGTTGCTACTTTATAAAACTTTCTAAGCCCTTTATAATGTTCAACCATAATAACTTCTCCTTTAGGTGTTTTAAGTCGTTTAATACGACCAGTTAAATACTCACTACAAGGATGTGGTTTCTTATAATCTTCATATTTTGATAGTAGCACTAACATAATTATGAATGCTAATATTAAAATTGGTGTCATATCTTTTTTATTATAGTTTTTCTTCGCTCAATTCTGTTATAAGTAACTTGTCTTTCAAAGAGACTGTAACCATCTGCTTGTTCATCAAATATCTCTTCAACAGATACTATTTCATCTACTGAATAACAATGATTGATTATTATAGCATATTCACCTATTGAGAATTTCATATTCTATGATTTTATGAAATAGCTATATATAAAATAAAATATATATTATTTCTTTTGGTTCTTTTCTTTGTTGACTATTAAATAAAAAATATAAAAGCTTTGTTTATCTCACCCATTGTGTATTCCTGATCTACTAGAAGTCACCCTAGAATACTTTTTCCATAATATACTTATCTAGCAAGTATATTTTTTGTGATGCAGGTATAATTTAACCAGGTTACCTCTTAATCTGGACTTTTATATTTTTGTATTAATAATAAGTTTTTCGGGTCTTTCAGGGATACTCTTACTTTAAATATGATATTGGGGTTATCCCTTACACATAGCCAATATCGTACAGAGCTTTACTACTTATTATTAAATACTTCTCTTTTTTAGTTAAAATAAAGCATTCTAAGACACAATATTATATGGTCTGGATATCATATATCATTTACATATAATAATAGAGTCAGAATATCTTAAAATGCTTTAAAATTATATAGTTAGTTATATTTTATGCTTCAAAGTTTTAATTACTACTTGTGGAACAGGGTTTTTAATATATCTGTTCTTAACTTGACCGCTTTTAGTGGTATATTGTCCAACTAAGATTTTAGCTGGCTCTGATGTAATATTTTGTAATCTCATTCTATCGTCTTTTATGTTTTTAGAAAGAGAATATGACCTTGGTACATGTCATGCCTCATATAATCCTTGATACTCTAACTAGTATGTTAGTATATAATTATATGTTATCATATTCTCTTTGTATATTTATAATTTAATATGTTATAATACCTATATAAAAACATAATAATGCTGATATAAAGTATATTATAACTTTTAATACTGGTCTAGTTGTTGTATATGTATAATAACTCAAAATAATCATTAAATTATCCCAAACATTATACAAACATACAACACCTATTACTAAAAATAATACAGATAGTGCTCCCATTATTCTTATTTTTCAAAGTCAAAAGATCCTAAATCAAATGTAGGATCAGTTACTACTACTCCGTTAATTACTTGAAAATGTGCTTTCATGATAATGCAAATCCTTTAGTAGTTGCAAACCTGCAATGACTATTTTTCATAGCCCTATATATTTTGTCAGTGCTTTTAAAGGTTTTAACACCTTTATTACTTCTTGTTTTACCATAACTATGTCCTGTTGGAATAAGTTGTTGGTCTTTACGATTGAATAAATTCATTGCCATTCCTATGAATGCAAGTACTGCTAATTTAAAATAGTTTTTCATGATTGTAATTGTTTAATTAATTTAGGTTAATGTAAAAAGGGGAGTCGAACCCCTATTACTGTTACTCATACTTTACATTACTCGTTTAGAGTATTGTTATTTGTGGACCTGCGCGGAGTCGAACCGCGGTATCCCAACATATTTCATAATAATTCTTATACAGCTTCACGTTTGTTTAAATTCTTTACGCTAGAGTAGGAACGATTGGATTACAATCGAATCTCCACCACTTGGTTTTTGTAGAACCTAGAAACTAGTGTTGCCTTTGTTTTTATTGCTTAGGCTGCAAATGCTAACTCAACAGTTAACTCATCAGAACCTTGTTCTGCAGTTACTGTATTATTAAGTATAGAATGAACCACACTCATGTTAGCGACGATTTGATCTGTGTTGTTTCCATTTAAGAAAATTCACCTTAGTTTACAGTTATCTCTCTGGCTGTTCATTATTAATCTACATATCAAGGCATTCCAGTCAAGCCCATATTGTTTAAGATATAATTAATAATCCTACTATACAGTTAATAACAATCCAAAAGGCAGCTATTATCCATAAATAAATAGGATCAGTATTAAATTTTTTTTCAAGTATATTATAAATAGTTACTATAGGTATGAATATATATAGTATAGTAATTATTATTATAATAATTGTTATAAACATAAATTTTAATTCATTCATAATATTTGGTTTAATTAGTTAAATTAAAAACACTTATTATTTATTACAATTTCAAAGGACTAGTTTAGCGGAGTGTGTATCCTTTTTGCTCTAGTAGTAATATAGTTATAATAAGTGTTTTATGATAAAAAACTCTTTGTCCTATCAGGGAATATAAATATACAGTGGTCCTGTTATTATGTTCCTGTACTTATATCTTTAAATAAACATCACTGCTGATACAGTTTTATAATAATACTACTACCCTTATATCCACTGTAGTAAACCTAATTTTAAGGCGGGATTATGTGTGTTTTTATTTTGTTTATCTTTAAGCAAAGAGTTAGTCTATTTAATGTTATCAAGTGGGTAAGCATCTAAAATTGAAGATTTACTTACTGTAATTGTAACATCTCCATCATCGTAGTTATCTATAAAACTAAGTGTTTCATTAGTGTTATTTTCTGAAACTCTCATTTTACTGTTTAGAAATGCTTGATCTAATGCTTTTGTTACATGAAGTTTAGCAAGCTCGGTAGCTACATTGATTACCAATAATTGTAATCCTTCAGGTGTTAAAGGCGAAGAAAAATTTTTAGCCTCTTCTATTAGTAGTTGTTCTACTGTCGGTATCATAATTAAATTTTTATGTTGTATTGTTATAATATAAATAGCTGCAGTCATGATTTGCTATTTAACCCTACTACACACAATTAAGTCCGTAAGGCACTATTTATATTAATATTATATAAAAAAAGAGAACTTTACTCAATATAAAAATACTTCAGTTTAATATACCTTTAAAGCTCTCTCTTTTGCATTCTAAACTTTCACAAGGTCGCACCCTGTTATTTTTAGTGCGTATAAAGATAATCAGATGGTATCTAATAATATATCTATAATAAATTATAAATATAGTATATCAACAATGGATTATATATTTATGTACACTAATCACCTGCAATTAGATAAAAGTTTACATCTTTATAATTGTATTGTAATCTTTGTACCTTTAGGATATATACTTTTTAATAGATATACAGCCTTTATATATTTTCTATAAGCTAATTCATCTTCTAATAATACTTTCCAAGTTCTATTAGTTATTTGTCTATATGGACCAAAACACTTAGATACCATTGTTAATGAATTCTTTAAATGCTTATCATCCATATCTTTTACAAGTAAATTATCTAACCATAATAGAGACTTTCTAATCTCTATATATGTTGTAGCTTTCTTTACTTCGTTACATTCTGTTGTAACAATAATTAACCCAAATTTACAGGTTAATTCAACTTCTTCTTTTACTATTTCTATAGTATGATATAAACCTTTTATAATATTTATTTTCATGTGATTGTGATTTAAGTTATTTAATTATTATTTTATGTTATATTACACCCCTCTAATATATAATCAAGAGTAATATTTTTACCACCATCAGTTGTTGAAGGTGTTATAAATTTAACAGCCCATCCCTCATTAAGATACTTGTTTAATTTATCTATAACTCGTTCAGTATTAGATCATTCATGAGGATATATTCTAATCATTATTTGTTTTTTCATAATTTTAAATGTTTAATTATATATGTAAAACTAAAAAGGTGCTGTTGTCACACCCTTAATATATTTAGATTTCATAGTCTTATATTTTATTAAAATTCTCACAAGGTTGCACCTTGAATATAATTTTCAGATTAGTGGTCTTAATAATTATACCTTCTCATGGTTTTTGGGTATAGTCACATACTAAAGAACTACCAATAGTAATTAGCTAACTTCCAACCCTCACATGTTACTAATTATCATCCCTGCAATTGGATGAGAGTTTTATTATTTAATTGGTTTAAACCAATTTGCTGGTAATGATTTAGTATAAGAGTGTGTTGATTTAATTTCTTCTAACTCTAATAATACAGATGGACAACCTCCTCCAAAATAATGTATATCTTTAATAGTATATATTTTATTAGGTTTAAGTGTTACAAATGTATGTTCTTTTTTATTATAATAACAATTACAAGGTGCACTACAAGGATTATAATGTAGTTTAATTTTATCACCTATACTATAACTTTTATGTTCAAAGTTATTATGTAGTTGATTATCTATGTCCCTATACTCATCTAAGTTTTCCTTTGTTGGATTATTTATTTGATATAGTCTTTTTAAATCTGATCGTATCATAATATTTTATTTATATTGTTAAACCTGACATATTAAATCTTATTAGAAGTTTTATCGCATAACCTTATTCTCTTCTTATTTTATTTACTTAACTTTAGGCTTTTATTTACTCTTCCTAAAGACGTATAACTGTTATTTTATAAGTAAGTTTATTTGTTCTAATATGTTTCGTCTTAGCCTAATCATAGGTTATATGTTTATAGTCTTCTAAGATGACTTAATTGTAATAGCTATAGTATTAATTGATTAGTTAGTTTTAAAGGGAAATATATAAGTGAAAAGGTTGATTAGTAGCTCTAACTACATTCACAACCCTTCACTTATGTACCACAATCACGTATTAGCACAATAGTCAGTGTACTTATAAGTTAATTGTGTTGTTGACTACTCGTCTAATAAGATTATACCTGAGCAAGTGTAGCTCCTATAAGTATAGTCTAAGATATAGACAGTTTAAGTGTAGTCTTGTTTAGTGATGTATATGTTGCATATGTTATGTCAAGATAATATCACTACGTTAAAAAAAGAACAGTCTGTTAAGACTGTCCTGTACTATTACACTGATTCCTTAACCTCTGTTTGGTCAACTTTGGTAACAATCTCTTCAGCATCCCAACTACCTAATGCTTCTAATATTGCTTTATGGTCTGTTGGTAATCCTTGTAAGTGAGACATACGTGCAAATACTACCTTTTCACCTGGATTAGTAGTACTCTCAACTCTACTCAATGTAGATAGGTACGATTCACCAGTGTTAAAGGTTTGTCCACTCTCTTCCATACGAGTTAGTGTAGCCTTAGCAATGGAAACTGTTATGGGTAACTTTACACCATTGTCCTCCATTTCAGCGTTGGCAATCTTATAGAACTTCTTAGTTCCCTCAGCATTTGTATACTCAAGCCACTTATCACTTGGTATTGCTTTTAGCGTCAATCCGCCGATTTTCTCAATTAATCCTGTAAAAGGATTTAGTTTATTTACAAACATATGATTGGTTTTAAAGCAAAGCACCATAGGGGTACCCGCAAAATTAAAAAAGAGTGGGGGATGAATTTTATAATAGATCACTCACCCATTAATAAAAAAAATATTTTTTAAAAAAAGTAGTAAAAAATTAGGATATATGGATTATTTATTGTATCTTTGCATAAATATTAAAATATATGAAATTAGATTTTCAAGAATTTGGTAAACATGCTATGAGTAAAAGTATGCATATAGCTATAGAGCATTTATTTAGAAATGGAGAGATATCAGTATCTGAATACACCTTATATATATTAGATGAAACAAATACCTATAGACCTAAATTAATTAAAGATGAATAAAAAAACAGAAGAAGTTATTATAGAAAAGTATAACATTTTAGATATTGTATTAGTAGAAGAATATCTTCGTAAAATAGTAGAGGATGTATTTAAAGATTATAAAGATCCTACTGAACATATGACTATTGGACAGAAGAAACTATTTGATAAAGCATTTAAGAAATTAGTTAAAGAACAATATGATAAAAAATAATGGAAGAATTACAAGAAATACCCTTAGAGATATTTAAACCTATCACAATTAAGATAAGACTTAATGGTTGGGCTAATAGAGGAGATGGTAAGTATGTTATATCATGGTTTGATAATACATTAAAGGTATTAGATTATGATGTTTTACAATACTATGAATATGATTTTAACTTGGCTTTACAACAAGTAGCTGAGATATATAAACGTAATCAGAAGAGTATAAAAAGTATTAAATTAAGTACAATATAAGCAATTAGCTATATTATATTAACAATTTTGCACCGTAGGCAGTTGACAGGGAATTTCGCTACACTATGGACACTGAGAGGGGAGTAGTGACCCCTCTTACCTAAAACTAAAAAGATATGAATGAAGTAACATTAGTAGGTTGGAAAAACCTAGCAATACAAAGAATTGATCTAAGATATCCTAAAATAGATTTAATGGTATACCCACCAAATTCAATTGGAGGAATTGGAACTATAATGTTAACTACACTTATCCATAATAAAGATAAGTCTAGATTAGTATTAATAGATGATACTTTTAAATATAATACAAGTACAGATATATGGGATATATTAGATAAATTTAAACAAAGATTTATAAGTAGATGTGAATTAAATAAAGAGAGTTATATATTTAATAAAGAGACAAGTGTATATGAGCCTTATGGAAGATAATAATTGGGAAGATCAGAGGTCATCTATGTTTGATGCATGGAGAAGAAAAGAGGATATAAAACAAAAAAATTGTAATCATCAATGGAATACAGTTGAACCTATTTACTGTTTAAAATGCTCATTTAAAAAAATAAATGTAAAATAAATACGATTTTATTAGGAATTGTCATTTTTATTTCGTACCTTTGCATAAGTTTACAAAATAGCAACAAAGAAAGTAACAAAGAAATATAGTTATAATGAAAGAAACAAGAGATTTAACAGAAGAAGAGATTGAGCATGTAGGGATGTTTTTAGAGTATACTAAGAATGTAGCATCTATTGCAATGAAAGCTCCAGTAAGAGTATCACATTCTTTAGGAGATTTAACAATACATTTTTATATTGAAATCAATAGTCCACTAAACAATAAGTAATGACAAACGAAGAAGATGCAGTATTTAATAAGTATTTAACAATTAAACAAGATCTTATTAATAATCTTGATGAAGTATTCAATAAACAACATACATACACTCACAAGTACAGAGGTAATCTTATAACAGATATAAACGTATCACTTGATTATGGAGCTAATAACGAAAAGATTATACAGATATTTGTAAGGAATAACAATAAATGGATTAGAGATAGATTATCAATATTTGGAGGAAGAATTTATGATAGTGAAATTAAAACAAACATATTATACAATGAGTAGAAAGGAAGAATTATTACAAGACCACGTTTATATAGTAGGTGGTAAAGTACAGGAGAACGTAGATGCACCAAACGGAATAGTATTTAAAGATGAAATTGAATCAATGCAACAAGAGTTGTTAACATTTACAATGGAACATTTAATATCTACTCTAATAGATGTAGAGAAAACGTATCCAAAAGAAGATACAATGAATATTAAATTAACTACAGACTTTGTAGTTATGAGAAGAGAAGATTTTGATGAGTTGTATAGAGAAGATGATATTAATAAATATCCAGAAACATTAACTAATTGTGACTCACAAGACAATGAGTAATTTCATGACAAAGGGGAGTCGTAAAGCAGAAGTAGCTGAGAGAAGACAAGTTAAACACCATATCAAGTATATGTACAAGATTATGGATGAGATTAAATTGATAGCTAAGGATATTCATAAATCAGGAGTAGAGTGGACTGAAGATAATATAGAGGATGTAGCATCAGAGTTTACAGAATTAAAGATTGCTGATATGGAGAAGTTTCTACTATTAGGTAACCTACAAATGTTGAAAGATGAAAAATAAATTTTATTTAAATGGTATACCAGTTTATAGGATTATACTAGAAGATAATAAGAGAAAATATAGATTGTATGAAGATGTTGATACAGGCTCTATATTAATAACATCAGGTAAAAATTCTGAAATAATGGATTGGCAGCTTGTATTAGAAGTTATACAGTCTGATTTTAGTAAATCAGTTAAATCTTTATCTAAAGTTAATGAATCATTAGAAATTATAGTATAATGAAATTAAATCAGATAACGATAAGTAATGTTAAATCCTTTATAGAGGGGTACTCAAAAGAGTTTTATAATAGATTAATAGGATTACCTATTCATATACAAGAGCAGGTATCTTATAGGCACTTAAAATGTAAAGATGATTGTATACCTCAAGAAGGTTGTATTCATTGTGGATGTGATCCAATAGGTAAACATTTTACAAACAAATCATGTAATGGTGGAGAGAGATTTCCAGATTTGATGAATAATGAAGAATGGGAAGAATTTAAAAAGACTTTAGATGAAAATGAATTACATTAGAAAAGAAGCAAACCTAACCTCTCTATTAAATGAAATAGAAACTTTTGAAGAAGGTATGGTTAAATTTATTGACAAACATCCTAATTATAAATATAATCTAAAGTTAGAGCGAAGTGAGCTAGAAAGCGAATGGGTAGTCAATGTAAATATAGAGAAAGATGAACCAGAAAATATTACTATTACTTAACCAACTACTAGAACATGTGACTTATTATAATAAGCTATCACCTTTTCCAGTATTCGATACAGAGTATGTAAACGATATAAAATTAAAAATAGATAAGATGAATACTAATAAAATAAACTATGATGAACTGCCAGTAGTTGCGTGTAATCATTGTATGAGTTTATGGATAGAAAATGATGAGCTTGAAAATGATGTCTGCATGAGATGTGGAGCAGTTAACGATATAGCAATATTCAATGATATAGACCATTATTTAAACGTAAAAGATGCCAAGCAAAACGCAGAAGACTAAAGAAGCAAATGCTAATATATACATTAAAGATTTATTCTTTAGGTGGTTAGAGATTACAAGTTTCTTACATGGCTTAACTAAGCAACAGAAGCATGTATTAAGTCTTTTCTTATACCATCATTATAAGTTAAAGCAAGAGATTTCCAATAATAGATTACTATGGAAGTTAGTCTTTGATTATGATATTAAGCATCAAATAAAGGAAGAACTGAAAATAAAAGATTCAGTACTCCAGAACATACTTTCTAAATTCAGGAAACTGGGGATTATTACAGACAATGTTATATCCCCTGTTTTCATACCAGATTTAGAAAAAGAAACAACTAACTTTAAAATAATATTTAACTTTAACATTATACATGATTAACATTGATAAAAATAAAGTAGATATATTGATACATAAGTTTGGATTAAAATATCACATGTCAGATAAGGATATAAAAAGATTAGTAGAATCACCATATGAATTTACATATGAAGAAATAAGGAAGTTGGACTTAACTACTGTGAGTACAGAAGAACAACTAAAAAGTTTAAAGACTAACTTCCTTTATAAATCATTTGGAAAGATATATGTAAGTTTTACAGAAATAGAAAGAAATATTAAGCAGATTAAAGCAAGAAGTAAATGGAAGAAATAACAAATTTAACACAGGATGATGTATTAGGTCTTATAACAGACTTTCCAGTACAGCCTAGACATAGTAAAGTAATTATTACTATCAACACAGAAGATGTGGATGGTGAATTAGTACTAGAGAGTAATTCATTCTCAGAAGTACAATATGTAATGGCTAGTGGACCACATTGTCTTGATCTTAAACCAGGTCAGAAAGTAATACTAGATATTGAGAAGATGTTAGTATATGAGCAATCAGAAACTAACTCTTATGAGAAGATTAGTAGAATTAAGATTAAACCAGTAGAGGTTGACGGGAAAATGTATGCCCTAGTAAATGATACAGTAATTGATTCAATAGATAATAGATAATGGAAATATTAGAAAATATTTATATAGATTGGTGTGGTCCATACGTAGGAGTTTTATTAGGCTTTGAATATGAACCATTAATTATAGTAAAAAATGAGGATACAGGAGAAATATTAAACTTCAAAATATTTTCATTAGGGTTTTTACTTTTTAGAATAGATTTATTAATAAAAATAGAAGAAGAATAATTATGAACACAGAACAAGCATTACAAGTATTAAAACAAGCTATTGATTTAGCTGTAGGAGCAGGATCATTTAAATCTGCTCAGGATGTATCAACTATTGCTATGGCAATGGAAACGGTACTAAAAGAATTTCAAGGATCTGCAGAATTGGTTAATAAAGAACCACAGTCTAAAAAGAAATAATGAAATTATTTGAAATGAAAAATTGGCAGTTAACAATCTCCTCAGAAGTGTGGGGATTGTCTGCGTTTAAGACACTTTTAGATAGAGATAAATCTAAAGGTAAAACACGAGCTAATGCTGAGATGTTATTTGTATTCTATTACTGTGATATTAAATCTGATTATTTAACAATAGCAGATAATTTAAGGACAGAAGAACTTATACATGATATACCAGACTTAGATGATAAATGGGTTATAGATGAAGCAATGCAAGATGCTATTGATTTATATAAAAGGATAAGTCAAACTGTTATTGGAAAGCTTTATAAACAATCATTACAATCAGCAACAGATGTAGGTAACTACTTAGAAAATACTGCTGAATTATTAAACGAAAGAGATAATCAAGGTAAACCTATTACTAAGATTGCGGATATAACTAGAGGCCTAAAGGATGTTAAGTTTATTATGCGTGACCTAAAGGCCGCTGAGAAAGAACTTATTAAAGAACAGGAAGATAATGAAAACAAGAAAAGTGGGTCAAGAGCCTTTAATCAATTTGAAGACGGTTTCCACTAATATAAAACATTCCATTTTATATTTAACTAAAAATATAATAAATCAAAAAATATATATTGGAGTTCATTCTACATATAATATTAATGATGGGTATCTTGGCTCTGGTAAATTATTAAAAAAAAGCTGTTAAAAAACATGGTAGACATAATTTTAGAAGATATATATTACAAATATCTCTTGATATTGATTTTATATATAATTTAGAAAATAAAATTGTAACCCAATTATTTGTAGAAAAAGATTTTAATTATAATCTTGAGATAGGTGGTAATAAAGTTGCACACAGTATATCTACAAAAAATAAAATAGGACTAGCGCATAAAGGAATACCAGTTCCTAAAGAATTACGAAAAATATGGTCAGATTTAAAAAAGAATAAAGGTCTTTTGTCTGACAATAATAACTCTAAAAAAGTAATAAATTTAGATACTAATATAGTTTTTAACAGTGTTAAAGAGGCTGCTATATTTGAAAATAAAAATTATTCTACTTTTAAATGGGCTGTAAAGCATAAGAAGACCTTTAATTATAAATTTATATAAATGGATTCGAGCAAAGAAATTAAACTAGGAAATGATGTTAGGGATAAACTAATGTTGGGTATTAATAAGTTAGCATCAGTAGTATTAACTACAATGGGGCCATCTGGTAGTACTGTTATTATAGCAGATGAATATGGTGATCCATATATAACTAAAGACGGTGTATCTGTTTCTAACTATATTAAACTAGAAGACCCAGTAGAGAATATTGCTGCTACTTTATTAAAACAGGTAGCACAAAATACAGTTGAACAGGCAGGAGATGGTACAACTACCTCTATTTGTCTAGCACAGTCACTAATTACTGAAGGGTATAAATTATTAGGTAAGGGAGAATCTTATAATGATTTAAAGGTTGAGTTAGAGAAATTAGAAGAGTACACAGTTAATAATCTTGCCTGTGCTTCTAAAGAATTAAAGAATAAAAATATAGTTGACGTAGCTACTATCTCATCTAATAATGATGGAGTTATTGGTGATATTATTCAGAAAGCATATAATCATTCTACCATAGTTAAAGTTCAAGAAGGTAATAGTAATCTAGATGAATTAACTCTTATAAATGGTATGGAATTAGATACTAGTTATATTGATAATGCCTTTATAAATAAACCTCATCAACAAGCTGTAGAGCATACAGAACCCTTGGTAATGCTAGTAGATGGGAAATTAGAGTCATTGGATAACATTAAAAGAGTAATATTAGAAGTTAAGAGTAGGCCTATAGTTATTATAGCAGATCATTTTGGAGAACAAGTTCTTAAATTATTAAAAGAGAATTATAATAAAGGAGCTTTAAATGTTGTATTAGTTAAGTCTCCAGGATTTGCTAATCATAGAAAGAATCTAATGGATGATATAGCTGATTACACAGGAGCCACTGTACTTAATCCATCTACAACATATACTAATATAAATGTATTAGGTACACTAGATAGTATTTATATTACAAAGCATACGTGCACATTATTAAACGAAGGTAATTTATTAGCATCTAATGAAAAGTTAGCAAACTTAAAATCAACATTAGCTATATCTACAGATAGTAATGATATAGTATTATTACAACAACGTATAACTAATCTTACAGGTAAGGTTGCAATCATTAGAGTTGGTGGTAATTCTGAAGTGGAGATGAAAGAACGTAAGGATAGAATAGAAGATGCAGTATTAGCTGTCCAGTGTGGATTAGAAGAAGGAATTATTGAAGGGGGAGGAGTTGCACTATATAAGATAGCAAATACCTCAAAGAATAAATTTAAAGATTGTCTTCGTGATCCATTATATACAATACTAGAGAATGGTGCAGTTATAGATTTTGAAACGTCAATGTTTAAACAGAATATTATTGATCCATTAAAGGTTACTAGATGTGCATTACAAAATGCTATATCAGTATCTAAAACTATACTTAGTACTAAAGCTATTGTATTAAATGAAAGATTATGGAAGTAATAAGAGTAAAGACAAAATATATTAAACCAGATTATAATTTAAAAACTAAAGAGGAAAAAGAAAAGTTTGAAAATGATAATATAAAAATATATTTAGATAAGTATAATATACTAATTAATAAAAATGGACATTTTTACACTACTAAAGTAAATACAGGTAAACCATTATTAATATTAGAAATTCTTAGAGATTAATATTATGGAAATAAAGATGAATAAATTCCAGACCCCAATCAATGATGCTCTTAAAGAGTCTCTTCATAGTGAGGTGTGGGAGGATTTATTAGAATATATATCAACAGTAAAATTTATACAAAACTTAATTGCACCTGAAGAGAGTAGAGGGTTTATTAAAGATAGACCTAGAATGACCTATCTAAAGAATAACAAGAAAGTAGAGTATGAAGATGGTAGAAGAGAAATAGATATAACAAATCCACATATACTAGAAGATTTAGATTACTTTAGAGAAAGAGCTATATTCTTTGAGAAGAATGGTAGATACACTAATATCATACCTAATAGTAATCCTAAGTCTGAATATGCGGCATTTTGGAAAGAAGAACTAAGACGTTGGAAACATGGGTTGGTAAGAGATGAGGATGGTGAATGGATTCCTGGTGAATTATACTTCTATTGGAATTATGCACCTATATGGTTAGTAGAAAAAGCAGAAGGAAGTAAAAGTGATAAAGAAGGAGAAAGGATGCGTAAGTTTCCTAAACCTTGGTCAGGTGATTATTTATTCTTTCATTATGTATCTGCCGCTAAGAAGTTAGGTAGTCATGGTAAGTTATTAAAGACAAGGGGTATTGGTTTTAGTTTTAAAACAGCTGCTTGGAGTCCTAGAAACTTATATGTATATCCAGGATCTGGTAATCCAAACTTTCACTTAGCTTCTGAGAAAGGTTTCTTATCTGGAGATAAAGGTGTATGGGGTAAAGTACTAGATACATTAGACTGGATAGCAGATAATACTCCATTACCTCGTATGAGATTAGTGGATGGTAAAAAGGCTATGGAGATACAGCTTGGTTACTTAGATGAGTATGGAACAAGGAGAGGTTTCTTATCATCTATATTTGGCATATCATTAAAGGATAACCCAGATAAGGCTAGGGGTATACGTGGTAAACTAATACATTACGAGGAAGATGGTTTATTTCCTAACTTAGAAAAAGCTTGGAACGTAAATAGAAAAGCTGTGGAAGATGGAGGGGTAACCTTTGGGTTTATGTTAGCAGGTGGAACAGGTGGAGTTGAAGGTGCATCATTTGCAGGCTCAGAGAAACTATTCTATAGCCCTAATGCATATAATGTCTATGGTATACCTAATGTATACGATAGAAATACTAATGGAGATACAATATGTGGTTTCTTTTGGGGTGCTTATATGAATAGACATAATTGTTATGATATAGATACAGGAGAATCAGATGTAATTAAAGCTTTACTAGAAATACTAGAAGATAGGTTTATAGTAAAATATAGTTCATCAGATTCAAGAGCTATTACACAGAAGAAAGCAGAGGAATGTATTACACCTCAAGAGGCTGTAATGCGTACAGAAGGAACATTATTTCCTGTTGCTGATTTAAAAGAACATTTAGAAAGTATAGCTGTTAAGAAAGAAAGTTTTGTAGCAGAACATTATGTTGGTGATTTAGTCTATAACCCAGATGGTTCATTATCTTGGAAACCTAGAAGTGATATTTCACCTCTTAGATCATATGATATAGCTAGTGGAGATAGAACTGGTGCATTAGAAATATTTGAAATGCCTAGAAAGAATGCTAATGGTGATATAACTCGTGGTAGATACATCGCAGGAATTGACCCTATTGATGCTGATACAGGAGGTTCATTATTTAGTATCTTAGTTATGGATACATTTACTGATAGAATTGTAGCAGAGTATTCAGGTAGGCCTAGAACAGCTAATGAAGCATATGACTTAGCATTAAGAACATTACAGTTCTATGATGCAGAAGCAAACTATGAGAGTAACCTAAAAGGTTTATTTAGTTACTTTGATAGAAAGAATGCATTAAGATACTTATGTGATGTACCACAGATATTAAAAGATATGGACTTTGTAAAAGCTACAAATCTATATGGTAATAAAGCTAAAGGTACACATGCTAATGCATCTATAAATGGTTGGGGTAGATTACTACAAGCCGATTGGATGATTACTAAAGCACATGGAGATGATGAAGATGCTAGATTAAACTTACATAGGTTAAGAAGTCTAGGATATATTGAAGAGTGTATTAAGTGGAATTCTGATGGTAACTTTGATAGAGTATCAGCAGGAGGAATGTTATTTATTCTAAGAGAAGATAGGGTAAAAAGAACTGCATCTGCAAAAGCTAATGGAGGGATGCCTAAGAAAAGTTTATCAAGTGATCCATTTTTTAGTAGGAATTTTCAGACAGTACAGGACGTGGATGACCGCTTTAAAATAGCTATTGATAATAAAAGAAATGATTCAATATAATTAAAAATAAATTGACTTTTCCAATTTATTTTAGTATATTAACTAGTTAATAACAATTTCATGGCAAGAATAAATAGTGTAACGCTTCCACCTCAGAGATTAGCTTATGTCAAAAAGACTAAGGAGTGGAGAATAGATAATGTGGATCATGCAGATACTCATTCTTTCTATCATAATGAATCTGTAAGGAAGACGTTGAAAAATAAAGTAATAAATCTCAACATGTATAATGGTATTATAGATGTTAGAGATCTAACAACTGTATTGAATCCATCTAATATAGATGCATCATATATACCTGATAATATACCTCATAATCCTATTGTAGTTCCTAAAATTGATTTATTAGTAGGGGAAGAAATCAAGAGAAGATTTGATTGGCAAGTTATTGTTACTAATCAGAATGCAGTAAGTAAGAAAGAGGATGATAAGAAAAAAGCTCTAATGGAGAAGCTTGTCCAATTCTTACAGTCTAATTATAAAGAAGATGAACTCCAAACTAAAATGCAGGAGCTAGAAGACTTTATGAAATATGATTGGCAAGACATTCGTGAAAAGATGGCTAATCAGATATTAAGACATTACTGGGCAGAACAAGACTTTGATACTAAATTCAATAATGGATTTAAGGATGCTTTAATAATGGCAGAGGAAATATATCAGATTGATATAGTTCATGATGAGCCAGTATTAGATAAGTTAAATCCTTTAAAGGTTCACTCTGTTAGATCAGGTAACTCTGATAGAATAGAGGATTCATCTATTATTATTATAGAGGACCATTGGAGTCCAGGTAAAATAGTAGATTATTTTCATGACCAACTAAAACCTGAAGATATAGATCATATATTAGAGTATACAACTGTATCATCTAGAGGCAGTTATTCTGATGATGATAACAATCATACTTTACTTAGAGATGGTAGAGATAGTATTGATAGTTTATTAGGTGGAATGGATGCTGTATTTAATATAGCAGAGATTAATGGTCACCAATTTAGTTCTGATTTTACAGATGAGAATGGTAATGTTAGAGTATTACGTGTTTACTGGAGGTCTTTAAAAAAGGTTAAGAAAGTTAAATACTATACTGAATATGGAGAAGAAGATTATAAGATAAGATCTGAAGAATATATACTAGATAAGAATACTGGAGAAGAGTCTAAAGATTTATGGGTTAATGAATGGTGGGAAGGTACTAAGATAGGTAAGGATGTTTATGTAAATATGCGACCAAGGCCAGTACAGTTTAATAAAGTTAATAATCCATCATATTGTCATCCTGGTATTATAGGGCAAGTATATAATACTAACCAAGGTAAAGCAGTATCATTATTAGATAGATGTAAAAACTATCAATATTTATACGATGTTTTATTTGATAGATTGAATAAAGCTATTGCTACTAACTATGGTAAGATATTTGAATTAGATTTAGCTAAAGTACCAGAGAATTGGGAAATAGATAAATGGTTGCATTTTGCAGTAGTTAATAAGATAGCAGTAATTGATTCCTTTAAAGAAGGTAATCAAGGAGCAGCAACTGGTAAACTTGCAGGTAGTTTCAACACACAAGGTGGTAGAGCTATTGATATGGAAACTGGTAGTTATATACAACAACATATTCAACTATTAGAATTCATTAAAATGGAAATGGGTGAAATTGCTGGTGTATCTGCTCAAAGACAAGGACAGATTTCTAGTAATGAAACTGTAGGTGGAGTAGAACGATCAGTCAACCAATCCTCTCATATTACAGAGTTCTGGTTTAATACACACGAGAAGGTTAAGCTTAGAGTACTCACTGCGTTCCTAGAGACAGCCAAGGTTGCACTTAAAGGAAATAATAAGAAGGTACAGTACATATTAGATGATCAGACCATAGAGATGCTTAATATCGATGGTGAAGATTTCGCTGAAGCAGATTATGGTATGGTTTGTACTAGTTCATCTAAAGCATTAGAATTAGAACAAGCACTTAAACAATATGCTCAAGCATTTCTACAAAATGGTGGTAGTATGTCTAGTGTTATGGATATTTACTTTAGTCCTAGTCTATCTGATATGAGAAGAAAACTTGAGATAGCTGAAGAGAAATTAAATACAAGGAATTCTAAAGCTGCTGATGATAATAATAAGTTAGCTCAACAAGCTCAACAAGATGCTAAGGAATTAGAATTTAATAAAGTTAGAATAGAAGAAGAAAAAAATATTAGAGATGATGATACTAAACGTTATATTGCAGAACTAGGTATTGATTCTTCTAATGAGATTGAAGAGCCAGAAGATGATGGTATTCAAGAGGATAAGCTAGATCTTGATAGAGATAAAGCTAAGAAGGATCACTTACTTAAAATGCGTGCATTGGATGATGATATGAAGAAACATTCTGATAAAATGAAACGTGAGGATAAGAAAATTAGTGTATCTAGACAAAAGAAGTCAGTATAAAATAGCTATTAGTAAATAGACTATATAAAATAATTATAAATAATTATGTTGACTTTTGTCACAAAAAAGATTATATTTGTAAATTAACGGGAGAATAATATATTATGGAAGGAAATGATAACACACTTGGAATGGGTTTATTTGATAGTGCAGATGACTTTGAAATTAACTATAATCCAGATGAAATAGATTATGAAGAGTCTATTGGAGAAGAAGAAGAAAACTTAGAAGGTAATCCTATAGAAGAAGAAGGTGAGCCTGAAGAAACAGAAACAGAAAAGCTCGATGAGGATGGAAATCCAGAGGAAGTAGTTGAGGACGAAGATCAAACAGAAGAGGGTGAAGAAGCCACTGATGAAGATAGTTCTCCCAACATTTATTCTTCCTTTGCATCAGTTCTTAGTGAGCAAGGTTTGTTGCCCTCTCTAGATCTTCTTGGAGATAAAAAAATAACAAATGCTGAAGAATTATCAGAAGCATTTAAATCTGAAATTGATGGTCAAGTTAGACAAAATTTGATTGATAAAATAGGAGAGCAAGGATGGGACGCCTTAGAGAAAGGAATAAGTCTATCTGAGTATCAACAATATCAAGATAATGTTAATACATTAGATGGAATAGATGATGAATCACTGTCCTCAGATATTGAATTAAGTAAAAAAATTATATACCAAGATTACATTGGACAAGGTATTGATGAATCAAGAGCAATGAGACTTTTGAAAAAATCAATTGATGCTGGTGAAGACGTTCTTTTAGAAGATGCTAAAGAGTCTTTAGATAGTTTAAGAGTTATTGAAGGTAAGAGATTAGATAAATTAACAGTTGAAAGGCAAGCTAACCAACAGGCTCAGGTTGCAGAACAAGAAAAGATTGATAATGATTTAAAAAATTCTATCTATAATACTGCTGAGATAATTAAAGGTGTAAAATTAAACAAAACAATACAGGATAAGATATACAATAGTATTACCAAGGTTGTTGGAAAAAATGAGAATGGAATCATGGAAAACCAACTAATGAAAGATAGGAGAACAAATCCTGTTGACTTTGATACTAAGTTATATTATCTATATGAGATGACGAAAGGTTTTTCAGATTTCTCTAAGATTACAAGTAAGTCAGAAAGCTCTGCAGTAAGTAAGTTAGAGAAACAATTAAGAAAAACTAAGTTTGAAGGGTCTGGAACTCCAGCTTTTTTAAGTGATCCAGATAGTTATGGTGGTATAGGTTCTGAAATTGTATTTTAAAAAATAAGTAAATAAGTAAATAAATAAAAATTAATTAATTAAAAAAGTTTAAAAGATGAGTTTAAGTAAATTCGTGATGACCCGTGGAAAAAGTTGGTCAGGCCTAACACTAAAGAATCACATTGGTGCAATTTTTGGTTCACAGCCACAATTAGTATCACCCCTTACAACTGTACTTTTACAAAATTCTGGAATGAAAAACCTAGACACTACTCTCTCACTTTTTCCTGAGAAAGTTCTAGAAACTTCTGATGATTTTGTATGGAAAGTAGTAGGGAGTGATGAACGTAATATTCCTTTAGTGGAAGCACGTTATAATGGAGCTGTAGTGCTAGATAGTGACACTGGTATTGGTGCTGCAAGAACACGCATCGAATTAGTATTTGGTGAACAATATTTTAGTCAAGTACACGTTATCGTTGGAGCTCGACCTGATATTTATCAATTTAGATTGATATCTGATGGGGAAGAAGAAAGTGGTAATTTTGTGTATCAAGCAGAAATATTTGGTGGACAAGAAACATTAGCTGGAGTACCAGGTGATGAATTACTTGCAGGAAATAGATTTAGTATAGAATCTGCATACGTTGAAGACGAACTGTCTACTCGTGGTGCTGATATTCAATTCACTTCACCTTATTTGATGAGAAACTCTGTTTCTACATTAAGAATGGAACATAAAGTTTCAGGTGCTATGATTGATGTAAAAGTAAAACCTGTTTATTTCGCTGGTATTGAAACCAGAGATCCAAACTCAGGTAAAGTACATAAATCTGTTACATGGATGCAAGAGGTATACTGGCAATTTGAGAAATCACTTTCTCGTATTAAAGCTAGAACTCTTATGTTTGGTAGAACAAACAGAGATGAAAATGGAAGATTCTTAAACAAAGGAAATTCTAATATTGAGATTAAAGCTGGTTCTGGAATTAGAGAGCAAATGGAAGTTAGTAATACTACTACTTACAATAAATTCTCTATCCGTATCCTAGAAGATTTACTATCTGAATTAGTAGAAGGTAAATTAGATTTCACAGAACGTAAATTTATGTTACGTACAGGTGAGAGAGGTGCAGCTCAGTTCTCTAGAGCAGTAACTGCTGAAGCATCTGGATGGTTAAATATTGGATTTGATAATACTGGTACACAAGCTATCACTAAAGTATCATCTAAATTTAATTCCAATGCATATTCTGCAGGATTCCAATTCACAGAATGGACCGCTCCGAATAACATTCATGTAATGTTAGAGGTAGATCCAATGTATGATGATAAAGTAAGAAACAAAATTCTTCACCCAGATGGTGGTGTAGCTGAGTCTTATAGATATGATATCTTATATATCGGTTCAATGGAAGAACCTAATATCCAAAAAATTAAAGTACGTGGTGACGATGAACTACGTGGTTATAAAGCTGGTATTAGAGATCCATTTAGTGGACGTAGAGGTGGAATTATGCAACATATGGAAGATTCTGCTATCATGAGTGCCATGTGTGGTACTGGTGCAATGCTGAAAGACCCTTCTAGAACTGCAACATTAAAACCTGCAATATTAGAATAATCTAATAAGGTAATAAAAAGTTTCAAAGGGTGTACTTAATTAAACACCCTTTATTTTTACGTTTAATTTAAGGGAGAACATATTATGGAAACAAAGGAAGTAAAAAGTAAAAGTAATTTTACACTACCAAATGATATAGTAGTAGTAAAGTTTATTAAAAGAAAAAGAGGAATGGCATCACACGTAGATGAGAATCACGTAATATCAGGTGGTATGTTGTCAGGCTCTAAAAAGAAATTTTGTGCACCGTTAACACGTAGTAATACAATTGCTAACGTATTAACTAAAGATGAAAAAGAGTATCTAGAGGCAGAAACAGGTCTTAACCTATCTGTCTATGGTGATTTTTGGACAACTTTTTATGTATCATTATGGAAAGATGATGCTAATAATAGATTTGATATGGCTGATCCTATGGATTTCATTTCAATTAGATTGTTAGAATCTCTTAAAAATGACATTGCACCAAGTTGGAATGAAAGAAATAAAAAACAAAGTTATCAATTCGTTATTACTAGAACTGATGAAGAGTTCAAAGAAAAGAAAGCTAAGTTAGATACTAAGAAACAAGCTTTCAAAACTTATGGTAAAATTGAAGATGATAAAGAGAAATTAATTGGTATTCTTAAACTATTAACAAATCAACCTTTCTCTAGTGATTCAACACTAAGTTGGATACAAGGTAAAGTTGAAGAATATTTAGATACAATGCCATCAGCATTCTTAGCTATTATAGATGATCCATCGTTTGATACGAAAGTATTAATTAATAAAGGCGTAGATAATGGTGCAATTGTTAAGAATAGTAATAAGTATAGTACTATTGATGGGTTGGATCTATGTGAAAATGGAAGTATACCATCATTTGATAATGCTGTAAAGTATTTAGATAATGTAAAGAATCAAGAAGTTAGGCATCTTATTGAAGCAAGGATTAATAATAGTAAATAATTATGACTACTAAGGAACTGAGCAATGAGTTTGATATTTTATACAATAGTATTGCAACTAATGCAGCACCAGGTATAGACCTATATGAGAAGTCAGTTTATCTAACTAAAGCTCAATTAGAAATTGTAAAGAATTATTTTAATCCTAAAGGTAATAAATACCAAACGGGGTTTGAAGGAAGTACAAAGAGAAGAAATGATTTAAATGAATTAATTAAA